GCATGACGCTGACCAGACTTTAATTCAATGGGTAAGTTTTGATAAAACTAGCGGCGGAAAGTATCGCTACTATGGCGACGAGCGATTCACCACTAAATTTTATAAGGTACTCGACCATGGCTCATGTTAAAGATGAAACGCTGTATGGCGCAGAGATCAAGAAGCGTGTGCGTGAGATGGCTGAAGGCGGAACATTGCTACCGCCGCGAGTCCGCTGCGACCACGTGATTGGCGTATCCGGCACGAAGGAGATGGGCGTGTTGGTGAAAGACATTCGCGTTGGGGATGTCATGGTCATCGACCGACAAGCGCGAGTCGTTATCCAGGTGCAACCGAACGATGATGAAGGATGTGTCCTATTGAAGCTGAAGAAACTTTCATCCAGCCCAGCAAAGGCAGTCATCAAGAAGGTCTGGCCAGAAGGATTACGCAAACTCATTCGTCGACCCGTGGAGAATGTGTGATGGAAGATTATATTAACGCCATGTATATGGCATTCTATGTCGTTCAACTTCCCAATGGCGCGGTATTTTATGGCGAGTACACCTTTGACGTTCAATATGGCGTTTCAGAGCGTACAGTGTTAACAAGGGAGTTGATTGCGGACCTTAAGGACGACATCAAGCGCGTCGCGCGGCAGCAGTTCAATTTGGATGACACAGTCATCGTTCGTATAACCGGAATAACAGAGGTGCAGTAATGACCCGTGATCAGATACTCGCCGCGCATGAGCGTGAAAAGGTCAAAGATATTTGTAAAAGGCACAAATCATTTGCCGATTCTTACGCCTTCTTAAAGTCCTGCATCAAGCAAAATGCAAGGATGGATAACACTGTATTGACATTCAACCTTTTGTCTAACGGAGCAAAGCTTGATGCAATATGCGGCTGCAGATTTGCCAGCGTGATGTTTGAAAGATGTGCTCACAAAGACTCTTTCTTCCATCAAGTCTCTCACCGGACGGGTGATACAAAGATAACAAGGACAAGGCACGAGATAGAGATTGACCTACTCCACTATGTAAAATGAATATCAAAAAGGTGAGCTAAATGCTTGCCTTTTCTTTTATCAATACTTATACTCTTTTCATCAAGACTAACAAGCAAGGTGAATTATGATTTACTTAGGCATCGACCAGGAACAAGACGAGCGGCTAGGAAGCGTGTTAAACGTAGAATTAAACACAGCTGTACACATCAAGCCTTGGCCAGAGGCGCACCCCGACGTAGTTGTACCCGTTGCACCTTGGACTCGTTACGTTGCCATTGACAATGATGGCCTTGTCCATTGTTACTCAGAAAAGCCGACATACTTCGAAAAGTATCACCAATGGCTTATGACTGGTTGGGCAAAGGTGCGATGCTGCGGCGAAGTCGGTCTGGAAGGCTGGAGCTTCAAGGCTAGTGAATCGTGTGTCGAGGTGCAATTATGAATGCCGCGCTGGGTAAGCTGTCTTTCAACAAGCGCAATGAGTTGCGCATGGTGTCTCGTTTTCAATTTTTATTAAATGCTATGTCAAGCGTTGCCATAGCAATGCTTCGCGCTGATTGCCCTGCTGAAAAGCGTGAGACTTTATTCAAGCGTCACCAACAATTACGAAATGCTGCTTATAAACTGCAGCAATATGCTATGGAGTATGCAAAATGAAGATGCAAAGATGTCCACATTGCTTGTCCACGATGCGGCTTACTGCTGAAGAATATTTACATCACGTTAACGTTTGTGAGGCTAATCCTGAAAATTCGACGCGTTACTATTATCACTATCACGCAGAAGCGGAAGATGGATCAGGCGCAACAGGAATCGTTACCACGAAAGAAATGGTGATCACCAAAAAGGCGTATGAAAGCCTGCTGGATACAATCAAGGAAGTGTCTGGCAAAGAAATAGTCTGCATTAAATCTTTATCTTTCTTGCACGAGGTGTGAAATGAGAATGAAGCGTTGTCCGTATTGCCACGATGTGATGCATCTTCCGCATGAAGAGTTCGTGCAGCACATGACTAATTGTGATAAGAATCCTAAGAGTGAAAGCCAGCTTGAAGAAAGAATGTTTCTGGTGTCATTCAAGTATTCAGCTTACGATGCACAGCCTGCTTACGGTGCACCAAGTGCTGTTTACAGACCATTGAGAAGCGACATTGACTCAATGCAGCTTGCGGCCTGGATTAACGTTAAGGAAGGCATCACTCCGCACTTTATCGCGCGCATCCAATCTCAGATTCTACAAATCAAGCGCGAATACAACCGTGACATCACTGAAGTGAAGGTGCTTTCCATTACGCCGATGAATAAGGAGTTGCCGTGAACAAGGGTCCGATGACTAAGTTGGCCGTTGCCGCGCGGAAGCTTCGACAAGCCGTTAATGGGTCGCGGCCCGTGGTGTTGACACTCGACGACGCAAAGGCGCTGGTAGAGCTACTCGACGAGCACAACCGACGAAAGAATCTGGAGAACACATTACGCTGGCGCGTCACCCCAGCCGGGCGGGAGAGCGAGAAGAAAGCTTACTTGCGACGCAAACTAATGTCAGTCGGCCTTCACGAAGAGGCGAAGAAGATTTGATTCAAAAAGGTGAGCTAAATGCTTGCCTTTTTATTTGCCTGTATTATACTTGTTTCATCAAGCAAAGGAGAATTGATTATGAGTACCGAAGCGATGAAGAAAAAGGTTTCGAATGCTTTGCAAGAAGCCGTGAACTGTGGTGCCATTAAAGAGTTCAAGGAGACTCAAGAAGGCGGTGAGCCAGTATTCTTCTTTAAGAATAAAAAGGACGGTGTTGCAGCAATCATGTTGTTAAAGAATAGTGATGACACATTTATCCTTTGCGTCGGAGGATATGACCTTATCGTTGATGATGTATTTATCAATTGTGCCGACGGTCTTAACCCTATGCTGACATTTGAGCGTCGCACCATCCGTGTTGCAACGTTTGGAGGGAAGTTATGAGTACCGAAGTCCACAACGCATCAGCCTTGGTTAGCTTTTACCGTAACAAAGGCGTGTCGCTCGTTAAAACGCCGCAAGGGATGTTGTTCTTTGGCACGCGATTCCTGAAAGCATCGGAGCGTGAAACGCTGTCCAAGTTCGACCAGAAAACATTGCACGCAGTTTGGAGAAGACAACAATGAGACTAAGCCTAGCGCAAATTCAAACATTGTACCGGATGGAAGACGGAACGCCATACATGCTGCGCGGCGACCGCAAGAAGGCTTATGAAAAGCGGCCATCACTGTTTCACGACATCAATGCGCCATCAATCCCTGTCTTATTCCGGTTGGGCCTTGTTGATTGGGCGGCGCCAGGAGAGAAAGACCCGACGCGCTATTCATCCGTGGTGATGACAAAAGCAGGTCGCGCGGCATTAAAAGAGATTAAAGAAAATATGGCTGGAGGTAAATATTATGACATCAAATCTTAAAGCCCGTTTATTATTCATCAAGCCGCATGTGCCATATAAGATTAGTAAGCGCACCTGGCTTAACATTTACAACCGCAGCGGCGACCGTTGTTTGTACAAGGCAAAGCGGCGCAAGAAGGTATATTCTTACACAACATCCATCAAATAAGACTAGGAGAAGAATAAAATGAAAATCGAACAACTCGAAGCAGTATTGGAAATGGCCGTAAAGGCAGGCGCAATCAAAAGCTATCGTCGCGAGAAGTCAGATAGCGATAAGGTGTTTTGTCGCAACTTCTATATCGTTGGCAACCTTAACGACCACTACACCATCGAGTGGTATACTAACGTGATGACCCTTAAGTCGCGCACCATGGAGCTTTGGTGTGATGACATCTGTCTTTCGAATACTCACCCAAGCTATGATGTCGCCCTGGCATTCTATCACGGAAGCCGTCAACCTGTCGCCCACATCGGTGAGAAGCATGAGCATCTTAAGGCACGACCAGAGGAATCAATGGAAGGTTGGATTGAATGGGCTGGCGGAAAGAATCCGGTGCCTGGTAAGATGGTCGAATACAGGCTGCGCAATGAAGGGGATAAAGTGCTGTCAAGACTCTCTGACCATCTGCACTGGGCCCATATAGGAGGACTAAAAGGTAGTGACATCATTGCTTATCGGGTCGTTAAGGAGGGATGATGGGTAAACGCCTTATCGCCGCTGGTTGGGCCATACCGAAGTGGGGTCATCGTGCGCATTACTTTGACGAAGGAGAAGTGCAAAGCCTTTGTGGTCGCGCAACGTATTTCGGTGATGAGCGCGTCAGCGGCGATTATATCGACTCGCTTTTAGGCAAAGGTGATTGCAAGAAGTGTCAGAATATATTAAGGGATATTCTTACGCAAAAAGGATTGCTTGAGCTTGATGAATCGGAAGAAGTAATTGAACTTAAGCTGGAAGCCAATCACCTTATTAATATGTTCAAGAACTATTACGCAACTAATATGCGCTCAAAAATGAGCGAGGAAGTAATAGAAAAGGTGTTCACCTACAATCCGCTAAGGATGAATAAAACCAAATTGAAGAAGTTTAATATAATGTTAAGGAAAGAATTTAAAAGGCTAGGGGTGAAGAATTTTATATTTTAATAGTGATTAATGTTAAGAGGGCCGATTGGCCCTTTTTGTTTGCCCGTGGGGTGTGAGTCTTTATTATCGGATAAAGCGATTGATTTGTGTAAATCTATTAGAGGATGGTGGGGAATGAGGATTGTGACGTGATTTGTGTGTCTTGAATATGTGTGCGGATTTGGAAGAATATTGTACTGTGGTGCTGTGGGATTGGAGAGGGAATCACTAGGTTTTGGGGCGTGTACCGTGGTGTGTGGGCCTGTAGGCTGCGCCGTCTCTGGGATTGCCGCCTGAAATTTAAAAGGAGATATAGTTAGCTGGCTAACCTTACGTATAGAATTTAAGCGTATAATGACGTAAGATTTGGACCTATCCGTAGTTCACTCCACACACTTCTATGGTGCGCCGCGACTGGGTTCAGTGGTACATCTTACGGATGATACGGATGATACGCGTCGCCGCTATACTTTATACAACTTTGAAAAAAACAATTAACTCCATTTTGAATTAATTTAAATTAATTTTTTTCTACATCCTCATACTTATACTAAACTTATGTTTATACGTATTATCCGTAAGATATAAGTAAAAACAAAGACTTGCGGCAATACGGATGATACGTCATGATACGCTTCAACCAGCCAGCAGCGGCTAAGTCATTGATTTGCATAACAAGCGGCGAAAGGGATGGATTTCTTTTATACGTATCAAACAGTACACCACGCACCACGGTCCGCTATTCATTCAGCACTATGATTTGTGTACTTTTACAGCCAATTTGAACATCAATCTGCACTTGAATATAATGTTCATTCATTGTATAATTCACACTATTAATTTGCACTATGGGATTTGCACTATGAGTCAAGATTATGTAGCAATGCCTGAAGACTTTGAAGACCCGCGATTTGCAGAGCATAATCAGGCATTATTCGATGAGTTCATTGACCTTGTTATTCAGGGCCATGACATGCGCGCAGCTTTTGCACTAGTATTTGGCATGGAGGTTGCGACCGATAACTACACTGGCCAGCGAATCCTCTGCACGCAACGCAATCCGTACTACAAGATGCGCTACAAAAAGCGTATGGAAGAGATGCCATTGAAGGAATTGTGGAGTGTAAAGAGTTCCATCCACAATTTAGTGAAGCTTGTGCGTGATCCAGAAGTCGCAGCATCAGCCAAGCTTAATGCCATTCGTGAACTGAATATCATCTACGGCATCACGATGATTGATGAGAATGGCAATAGTAAAATGGGCCGTTCCATGGACGATTTCTACAAGGATTTTGGAGAGGCAGCCAAAGAGGGTGAGCAATTCTCCCGCCACTAGCCAATTTGCACTATAAAACGGCCCTAGAACACATTTTCTCCACTTCTAGGGCCATCGGTAATACGACGGGGAAGGTTACAACCATAAACGCTTTAGAAAGTGTATTATTATAAGTCATCTTTTAGTCACTTTACGTAACAATTTACGACCTTCCGCCGTCCAGTCGAACGACTCCACCAGCAGATTTGCACTATAACCTAAGACGATGCGCCCTTTCTCGTTATCGACCCGCCAACAAGTCTCGAATAGCATTCGATTTGCACTATTAACTATCGCCGCAACGCGCGTTGGGTAAGCGCAATTTGCACTATGGTCGTAAAGGGATAAGGTGCGACCACTTCCGATGGACAACGTAGCGATGAGAATAAGCGTATTCATAAGCCACCAATTTGCACTATGAAAAGCGACCCCGAAGGGCCGCCATTCGATTAGATAATCTGGAATGTGTAGGACTTGTTGCCGAACTCAAAGGTCAAGCGTCCAGCTTCTTTAAGCTTCATGCGGAAGCGAATGTGCTTGCTATCCGGTAATCCCAGCGCGGCGAACGCTACGCGGACCGATTTGAACTCGCCTACACCTTCGACCATGACGCCGTTACGGGTGAGACGCTTTTGCGCCACTTCCTTGTTATCCCAACTTTTTGCAATACCTTCGCTATTCGAACGGCGATGGGAAGGACTGGCAATTTTATCCGCGCCAACCGGAGCATCATTCAGGCCGCTTTTAACGAAGGCTTCATATTCTTCGTCGGTCATCGCGTCGAGTTCTTCCTGGGTCGGCTCCGCTTTTTTAACGACCGCACGCGCTTTGTGCGTTTTTACATCGCTGGACACTTCCTCGCGCGGCTTCGCGTCTGGGATGGGCGATTCGTTGGACGGCTCATCGAGCGCGTTTAAGGACTCGATTAACGCGATGACGCGAGTCTCAGCGGTGCGACGGTCCGCAAACTTCTTAATCGGTTTTGAGCCGGAGTTAGCGTTATAGAATGCAACGAGGTCGGCGGTCTTAGTTGCGATAACGTCGCCGCTAGTAGAGAAACGATTCAAGCTAACCATAATAAACTCCTAGTTTGGGAGCGGCGTTAACGACCTATTCGCTAACTCATCCCGTCCCGATATGAGTACATTATAATATAGTGTAGAAAAAAGTAAAGCACTTTTTCGATAAAAATGCGATAAATTATTTTATCTTTTTTCTTTACTTCTTCGTACACTCGCGTATACTTGTTTATATCGAGACGGGCGATGGCCCTTCCTTCTACTAGCATCGGGAGCTTTATTATGACTACTTTAATCTCTTCCATCCTTACTTACGACGAAGACCGTTTAACCGTTCGCTCTCTTATCGCCGCCGTTAACGCGGAACTAGAATCTAGCGCCATTAAGGTCCGCGCGGTCGCCTTCATCGGCCTTTCCTTCGACGATATGAAGTACGCCGAACGTAGCGCCATCCGCTTCGCGAAGACCGACGACGAAGCCGTTACCCTTATCGAGACGGTTACGCCGCGCGGCGAAGCGTTAATTATCGTCGAGTATATCGACGTAGAAGGCGATAAATCTTATAAACATTTTATCGCAGAATGACGAAAAAGTGCTTTACTTCTTCGTACACTAAGACTATAATGTTTTATATCGAGAGGGGATGAGGTAGCGAATAGGTCGCTACCCTCCCGACTAACTAGGAGAATATTATGATTACTTTAGCCGCTATCCGTTCCGCTCGCGTCGAAACTTCCGAAAACTCTAACGTATTTGGCGAAACCTTAGAGAGCGTTTATCTCTCTAACGTAGACGCAACTATCGAGTCTATTTATGAGCCGATCAACTTTCTCGACCTTTACAAGTATCGCGACGAGGACATCGTATCCTACCGCGTAACGATTAACGGCTTCGTTTATACGATCACCGAAATCGGCGGCGAATATATAGCTGTACCGCAACTCGGCGGCGAAGTAACTTACTTTAAAATCGTAAGCCTTTAAGGAGAAGAAAGATGACTAATATGAATAACTCTCTTAACGCGCGCGCCCATCGCACCGCCGTAATCGATATGTTTCGCGAGCTTAAGGAATTATGCGATAATATGAACGCGATGTTATCCATCGGCGGCTGGGGATACGAAGAAGAAGTTAAATACGCGGTTATGCGTCGCCGTCGCGATAACGTCCTTGGACAAATTAAACGCGCCGGATTATTCCTTTAATTATAATCACCCACCGTTACTAATAGGCCGCGCTTAGTCGCGGCTTTTCTTCGTCCCTATCTCAATGCGCTTCTCCGCGAAAATTCCTTTATCCTTCCCTTCGTCGTCGCATAATCTTCGTCGAGATGCTCCTTAGTTCGCATAACGGGTATTACGTTAAATGGAGAACATCGCGTAAGTCCTTGTTTTATATAGACACCTATATCGGACCGTTAAGGCGGGTCGCGTAAGTCGTTGTTTTATAAAGGCGCAAAACTTTCCCTTCGTTCCGAACTAAAACGAGAAATATGCGGACCCTTCGCCCGAAAATAGTACGCATGCGAAATTACCGACATCTAGAATAATCCCCGCCGATATTATCCTACACGCAATCATTAGCCTTCGAATCATTATGCTTCATATTATTATGCATCGAATCATTCGCTTTCGAATTGTAACGCTGGAAACTGTAACGGCGATTGATTATTGCGTTCGTGTGGTTTTTATGGCATGGGTCTTTTGGTGCGTTTTGGTACTTGATGAAATTTGCAGTACACTAATCAAAATACGACACATTTGGTCCACTAACTTTTCAAAGAAAAAGTCCTAGACAGTACCGTACTATTTTGTGCCCACAGTAAATTTGCAGTACACTCCTGCGCGGCAGGCAAAGAAAGGGCCGCCACAGCGACCCACGATTCACGGTTAAATCAGCAACACCCACTATTCGCTCTTATGGGCATCACCAAAGCCATCCGCAATCTGGCTGATCAATGATTCAATGGACACAGTTTTACCAATTGATCGAGCGGTAATAGCAAGCATATTATCAATCAAACCATGATTGGATGCATATGGTCCAGGTTTTGAATCATCTTCAGGACAGCCAAAAAGCTGGTCGCGCAAACTTTCGAGAGAACGCTCAATATTTTCCAGCTTCTCTTCTAAATCAGATTGGCGACGTAAAACCCATGTTAAGTCTCGGTTGCCGACTTCCAACCCATCAGAATCGCAAGCTGGAACGTCAATTTTGATGCTGCCACCAAAGGCCATTCCGCTGCCTTTAGTATATGTGTTGTGAATAGAATCATTCTTATTTGACATATCATTACCTTTCATGAGGGTGATTAACAATAACTATAATAAAGCCGCATAGCGCGGCATTCAAATCGGTTTGTTAATTGTAACGATTGGATTCATCAATCGATACCAACTGTGCTGGGTCGCCGGATACGGTCGAGCCAATGATACCCATCTGCTGAAAGAACTCTGAATAAACTTCCTTCCAGTATCTACGCGCTGCTTTCTGAGCCTGCCTTTGCGCTTGAAGCTTTTACCTTGAAAGATGAAACGGTCGCTTGCCGCTCGATACTCCACCACACCTTCCAGCCATTGTAAGAACGCTACTGATTCATTCTGATTCATGTTAACCTCAATATTTTAATAAGAAAGCACCCAACCAACTTTCCTCAATCTCGCGGCCAGTAGCCACACGGTCGGTCTTTGCTATGGGTCTGGATTCGCCGCAAGGTAATCCGTCTTGCAGTTGTGTACTATTGCCAATTCTCACCATGACCTTTCCATCAGGGTCGATATAAGCGCGACAACCCATGATTTCGAGTCGTTGTAGACACTGGCGAATCGTTTTCAGCCTTTCACCGGACCGGATAGAGCGCGGTCGCGACCGCTGACCGTTCTTATTCACTGTCCGCTTAACGACCGGAATCTCATTGGTGCGTTTCGCTTTCGGTCGGTAATAGGCTTCTTCGCCAGGAGTCGCACCTGGCGTCAATTCACGCTTGAGCGCCTTTTCAATATCGATGATCATAATTATGCCGCAGCAGCGTGGATGATTACGTAAACTATGCCAAATAGCGCGGCAATACATACCGTGCCCCAGAATGCAAAGCGTCGTGACTCTTTATCCATTGTCCACCGCTCCAATATCCTTCAAGAACTTGTGCAAGTCACCTTTCTTATTAAGCTTTTGCATAGTTTTGATATCATCAAGTGATATGCCTTGATCGCTTTGTTGTTTGTCAATGCAGACAATGCCGCCTTTCTTGGCCTTGATTGTCATGCCTTTGGCTTCAATACTTTTTACGAAATCGGACAATAATTTAATTTCCATAATACACCTCACTTGTTAACGTATAATGAGTATAACTTAATAGCGCATAAAGTAAAGGCGCTTTTCAGCGCCTTGAGTGAATTATTTTGCTGCTTTCAGCGCGGCTATTTCTGCCTTTAGTTCATCTATCTGATCCATCAATGCAAGAATTGCCTCGTGATGGAGTGCTGCTGCAACGCCAGAAGTGTTTACTGACTTTACGTCATCCAGAATTGACCCATCACGCAGGGTGACTGGTGATGATTTTGTTTCTGATACGGCTTCAGGGAAGTCTTTCTCTACGTCCTGCGCGATGAATCCGTATCCGATTGAGCCATTTGTCTCCAGGACCCATGTGACCCCTTTGATGTTTCTCATCTTGGAGAGCGGATTACTGATGCGCTCAATGTTGCTTTTAATTCTTTCGTCAGATGTGCTTCGCCATTCCTGGCATCTTGCTATGCCGTCAGCACCAAATAGATAAGAGGCACTGCTGCCAATGCCATTCAAAATGTTAAGTTGCGCACGGTCCAATGCTGTTGTGCCACTTCTGACTCCGCCAAGCATCCAATTCCCGTCATACCAGTCGCCGCCAACGGAGTTTATATAGCCTCCTTCTGGCACATTCGCGTAGTTGATCATCCTGATGGCATTTCTTTCTGAAGCTGCCACCCCGACTGAATTCAACGGTTGTGCAACGACATCCTTGGGCCTTACGTATGCGTCAATGTGTAATGCGCCGTCAGGCCTTAGTGTGCCAATTTGAGTCTCTGCGCTTGGGAAGTACAAAGTCCCAGCTTGGTTGAATGACCATTCTTGCACCCCATTAGATATCACCGCACCTTGTTCAGATGTTAATCCATCAATTTTTCCGTATGCCTGCAAGAATGCTTGATACGCAACGTTCGTGCCAATCTTATATTCAGATTTTACACTACCGCCTCTGACAAGCGTTCCGGCTGCAGGTTTTACTGCGTCGCCGTTAATCACACTCCAAGAAGTATTCGCGGCAACAAATCCACCCGATGCACGAATCACCCAAACGCCAACAAAGTTGCGACCCATGATTTCGTCAGTTGCCGCTCCATAAATCGGGCTTGATCTGGATGCATCAATATTTATTGTATTGAGACGCCCCTCCACTGCCCCGCTTCCAACAGGTATGGTGTCGCCGCCGCCTTGGGGGTACAAATCGTTGTTTGTGTAAAAAGCACCTCGGACGGCTGTGCCAAAGATTTGCGCATAAGTGCCTGCCGATACACCAGCAGCTGAGCCTGTGATGTTTGGTGCAGCAGATTCAAATATTTGACCGTTCGCAGTGGAGTTGCCGCCATCACCGCGCCCGTAAAGCGCCCGTACAGAGCCTGTCTGGACACCGTTAAGGTCTGGGACACGGAATGTCGTTGTGCCGTTACCTGAAGAATATTTTGCACGTTTGAACTTATCCGCAAGCCAGTCGGCATCTGCGATGGGTGAAAGCATCTGCGCATACGCCCAAAGTTCAGGCCAGTCAGCACGGTTTAGCAATTGCCCGTCTGCAACGACTTCGTATGGCTGAATATATGATCTACTATTGCGAAGATGGAAATCGCCAACACCATAGTTCATGACACCGTTCATACTTGGGCCAACGGTGCCTGTGTTTACTAAGTTTTCAACCCAACGCTTAGTCGCGGCATCATAATCATTTACAGGGTCGCCAGCGAGCGGCGTTGATCCTTGTGGACGGATGTTTAGCCACGCCTGAGCATTATCTGCAGAGCCTGTGCCGCCCATTGAAGTTGGAACGATGCTCTGATCAGCAACAGGGCCGAATCCGAAAGCAGTCTTCATTCCTTGAATGGTGGTCTGCCCAGTTCCGCCATTTGCAATTGGAATCGTGCTTTGCGTACTATACATTTGCACCCAATCCGACCAGGATGATGAGCCAGCATTGTATAGCCTTTGGTATATGGCGTTGATCCAATAAGGCGTATATCTTTGGACGCAGCTTTCTCCTGCGACGCCAGTATTGTAAACTTCAAGAATACCAGCTTGTGAGACTGGATAGTTCAGCGCCGATGATGCACCAGCATTTGCTGATTGATGATATTGACCAAACCATGAACCAGTCAAGGCATTGAGATTTATTCCGTTAGGAATCTCTCCAAAGTTTCGGACAGTACCCGTCAAAGTTGCGGCAGTGGTTCGAATAGAAAGCATGTCGCCAGCCGCCCATGCACGCGCTGCAGTCCCTTCTTGTGCACGCTGCACGGTCAGGACGTTTCCAACAACGGCTGTTACTGTGACGATTTCGAATTGGAGGCCTGTTGCAGCGTCGACGATTGTCGCCACTACACGCTCGTTTGCGCCCAAGGTCGGAAAGCCCGACCCTGAGCGAATTGTGATTGTGGTGTCTGAAGTCGTCGTTGGTTGAGCCAGCGCGACCTCAAAGTTGTTTTTGAATATTAGCCTTGGCATTTTACGGTCCTCGTTTTGTCGACAACCGTATTATAACCTTAATTTCTTTTGAGAGGAATATGACGGTGGCTGCCATTATCTGGTTTAATAATGAGCATAAAAACGATTAGAAAGATGATGGCTGATATACTTAATTCAATCAGCGCGGCCTGAGATATGGATTGATCTTCGTGATACTGCTTTTGCATTTCTGCTTTCTTCTGAGCGCAAACTTCAGGCGATATATAATCACCTTTTGAGTTGCCATAATAAATCTCGCCATTCTCAGAAATAAGTCTGCCGCAAATATCCGTATCGGCCTTTGCGCTTGACATCATAATAACAGTGCCGATGATAGCAGCAATTGTCCAGATTAGCAGTTGTGATAAAGTATTGTTCATGATAACCTCTTTAAATTCCCTTCCCATATCGGGAAGGGCGAATGTTATTTTACGCGAAAGAATAGGCGCGTGCCACACAGCGAGTCCCAACGGCCCTCACCATCCCATATCGACCCAACACCAGCGGTGATTGGGCCAGCAGAATTGGCGGCATTGGCCCAGGCGAGACGTTTCAACTTCCAACTGCACCAACGATTCACAGTTCACCTCCAGATTGCAAAACAAGTCCCGCATAGAGGATTGCTAAAGCTAAAGGCGCACCACTTCCAGCTTCTCTATTCTCTTTGATTTGAAGAGTGTCCTTAAGGAATTGCAGCTGAACGTTGAATTCATTTTCAATTCCAAGCACTCCAGCTAATTCTTTTACAGAATCTGCATATGCCTTGTCTAGCACTTCTTTTGGTACTGTTAAAGTCAATTCATTTGCCATTTTCTTTCCACTCCACAAATGTGCTGCCACTTGTTTCTCTATTTAGCAGGTATCTGCCGCGCATTCCATGAAGGCTGAATTCAACCGTCGATGGATTAGATTTTGAAAGCCACATCGCTTGACCGTCGAATGGTCCGCCAACGCATGTGTATTTGGCTTTTGGCTCACTCCTTTTGGGCCGTTTTGCCCGCTCTTTGATTGATAGTCTCATCAGTCTTCACCTTGAGATTCAAGACAAGTAAGAACAAGCCATGTCATCGGAAGAATCAAAACCAGAGAAATAAGGGACCAGATGGACCAGCACAAGATGACAGACTTGAATGTGTGAACGTCGCCAAACGCAGCAGTGAAACAAAATCCCATCACGAAAGCAAGCGCGGTGGAGTGGTTATCAATGGCTTTGATGGCACGGTCGATGAGTTTCATATTACCTCCGGTTTTGAGTTAATATGATTATAACGCAGAGCTTCAGAAAGGCAAACTTTTTGTGAATTTATGCCGTCCATGGCAAATGATTAGTGAGAAGACACGACTAATGTGCCGCTTCCTTTCGCGAAAATCTCAACACCTGGCGGGATTGTGACCGTGCCAACCACTGCGATTCCGATCAACTTGTCATCGGCTTTTTCTTCGAAACAGATCTCTGCGCCACCGCCGCGAACTTGAATAAGTGCGCCTGATACGTTTTCAGCAACAGAAAGAACGGAAGTGTAAGATGGAGTGAGTTGAATATTTACTAGGGCCATGATTTACTCCTGATAAAAAAATGGCCAGAAAGAATCTGGCCGAAAAGATCACCCTTTATCCACTACTAAGCTGGAATCATAATTTTACTTGATATAGCTGTCGCAAGCAAACTATAATATGAATAAAATATTAACACATAATTGGAAAGTCATGTACCAGTTGAATCCTGCTTTAAGAGAAGTCTGGAAGACGAAAGCGCGATACAAAGTAATATACGGTGGTCGTGCATCTTCCAAATCGCATGATGCCGCTGGTTTTGCTATTTATTTGGCGGCAAACTTTAAATTAAAATTCCTTTGCGTTCGACAATTCCAGAACAAGATTTCTGAATCAGTATATACGCTATTAAAAGACAAAATAGAAATTTCTGATTTCAAAGATGAGTTCAACTTATTAAAGAACTCCATTGAACACAAAAGAACAAAATCTGAATTCTTATTTTACGGTATCGCACGCAATGTTGACGAAATCAAATCAACAGAAGGCGTTGATGTTCTTTGGCTTGAAGAAGCGCACGCACTTACTGAAGAGCAGTGGGACATCATTGAGCCGACAATTCGTAAGGAAGGGTCAGAAATATGGATCATATTTAACCCTGATGAAGAGGCTGATTTCGTCTACCAGAACTTTGTTATGCGACCGCCTAAAAATGCCATCGTTAAGAAGATTAACTGGCAGGACAATCCATTCTTGTCGCAAACAATGCTGGACGTTATCGCTGGCATGTATGAGCGCGACCCGAAAAAGGCAGAACACGTTTATGGCGGAGTACCGAAGACAGGCGGCGACAAGTCGGTCATCAACCGTGCATTCGTCAAGGCCGCGCTAAACCTCCACAAACACCCTACGTTGGGATGGAGCTTGTCAGGGTCTAACCGTATAGGCTTTGACGTGGCAGACGACGGCGACGACTTAAACGCCACAGCATTTGTCACGGGCAACGTATTGCGCGGCATCAAGACATGGGAAGGTCTGGAAGATGAATTGCTTAAGTCCGCAAGCGGAGTTTGGAAAGATGCATTAACATTCGGCGCATCAATTACCTATGACGCCATCGGTGTTGGTGCATTTGCTGGTTCAAAATTTGATGAGCTTAATGAGTATGCAATCCATGAAAATCCAACATTCCCAAGAATCGAATTTAATGCGTTCAACGCGCAAGGTGCTGTTGATGATCCTGATGACGTCTTCCTTGAGTTACCACACGTTGAAATACTCAATAAAGACCATTTCGCAAACATAAAAGCGCAAAAATGGACTGAGATTGCCGAACGATTCAGGAAGACATATGAGTATGCAACAGGGCAGGCCGTATACCCGACTGATGAGCTGATTTCCATCGACACAGACGGCATTCCAGAACTTGGGATTCCTGCTTGGTCTGCGGAAGAAATTGAGACATTTCTTTTTGAGATGTCAGCGCCGCGCAAAGACACGTCTGTGCTTGGTAAGTTTAAAGTTGAATCGAAAAAGGATATGGCAAAGCGTGGAGTCAAATCGCCTAACAAAGCGGACGCAGCAATCATGGCGTTGATGAAACCAATTGTTGCAGCATCCGGCTTCTTCTCTAACCTTTAACAATTAAAGCATTCCGTGCTGAAGGTCGAGTTTTCTTGCGGCAAACGACCTGGCACGGAATCGCTTACCCGCCCTTACTGCCTGTCGAATCTTCTTTTGCAAACACTTACGATCAAAATCGTTGCGGTCGACGGCTTCGAGTAAATCACGACGCAGAGCACCCAGTGTCGACTTTTCAGAGACTTCAACGCCCAGCGCCGCTGCAACGTCTTTCAAAACATCGAGTTCGGTTAAAGTTCTCATTTGATAATCCCCTTGATGTCTGATTCTGCCATAAAGATTGGAGTTCCGCCGCCAGGAACAATCGAGCGCGTGACTTTATCAAACATATCGTTTTCTTCAACTTGAATACGATAGAATTTATTTTTGGATGAAGATGGGCACAATCCCATAAATTTGCCGATTCCGCGAACGCATTCATCTTCAAAGTATACTGTTTCACCTTGGATGGAGTCGATGTCGTCTACTGGATAGACCTTGCGACCCAATAGCCACTCGTCCATAGTCGCCTGCAAGACGTTTCGCGCATCTAAAATCCACGGGTCAATAGTAGCACCTTCGTATCGCGCAGCAGTGGCCTTTGCCAGTTCTTCATATTCGCATACGTTAACGACTTCGCCGTTGTGCAAGACGACAAATACAATTGTTGTGCTCATTTCAATCTCCTTTCGTTTGGTTAACTAAAATATAACTCAAAATGATGCAAAAGCAAAATATTTTATGAACTATTTATGATCACCATACATATCATTTGCTTACAAACACATGAATATTTATAATATAGATTGATTCCCTTTCACTGTCAGGTGGCGTTAACAATGAAAATTCTTGGCATAAAACTCTGGGAGAAGACGCAACCAGAAGCCGAACCAGCGGAGATGCCGCCAGGCGACCCATTGGCACCGTTTGAACGCCTTGAAAGGCGCGGCAGCGGTCAACGCTGGGAAAAGACTGAAAGCAATCGACCTACCTTTAAGACGGTTGATGACTTCCCTTTGTATGAGCCTGATATTAATGGCGACGGTGTTGCTATCATAAAAGGTCGTTCAGTCGATTCCGCAACAGTATCCAAAAAAGTTATGGATAATGCCTTGAAGAACATCAGTTCAGAAGGGCAGGTCAACCCATACACAGTACCTATTCAACTTCAAAACTGGTATTTGTCACAGTCATTCATCGGCTATCAAGCTTGCGCAATCATCGCGCAGCACTGGCTGGTGAACAAAGCGTGTTCCATGGTAGGCCGCGATGCAGTCCGTAAAGGCTGGGAAGTCAAATCCAGTTCTGAGTCCGAATTATCAGTGCAGGCCAGCGAACGCCTAAAGCAAATTGATAAAGAATTTAATATCAAAGAGCACTTAGTTGAAGCCGAACGATTCAAAAATATTTTTGGTATCCGCGTCATCATATTTGATGTGCGTAGCGATGACCCAGAATACTACAGTAAACCTTTTAACATTGATGGTGTGACAAAGGGGTCTTATAAGGGAATCATTCAGGTTGACCCTTATTGGATGATGCCGTTTCTGACGTCTGAAAACACAGCAGACCCTGCATCACAGCACTTCTATGACCCAGAATATTGGGTAATCAGCGGACAACGTTATCATCGCAGCCACCTCATAATCTTGCGCAACGATGAGCCAGCTGATATTCTCAAGCCGACTTATATTTACGGCGGCATTCCTCTGACTCAGCAGATTTATGAACGCATCTATGCCGCTGAACGTACCGCCAACGAAGCGCCATTGCTGGCGATGTCCAAGCGTACAACGACGCTGCGGACCGACGTTGACAAGGCTATTGCCAATGAGCGGTCTTTTGCAGAACGTCTGATGATGTGGATCAAGTACCGCGACAACTATGCAGTCAAAGTGCTTGGCCAAAAAGAAGAGATGGACCAGTTTGACATCAACTTGTCAGACTTCGACAGCATCATCATGAACCAGTACCAGCTTGTGGCCGCAATCGCAAAAGTTCCGTCGACCAAACTGCTTGGGACTTCGCCAAAAGGCTTTAACGCCACTGGTGAATTCGAGATGGTCAGCTATCACGAAGAGTTGGAAACGTGCCAGCAGCATGACCTGACAAAAATTCTCGACCGCCATTACAAAATCCTTCTCAAATCAGAAGGGGTGGATGTCGATGTTAAGGTTGCATGGGAACCAGTTGGCTCACTTACTGCTACTCAACTTGCAGAAATCAATGATAAGCGAGCCAACACTGGCAAAACTCTTATTGATGCTGGCGTCATTTCTCCTGATGAAGAGCGCGACCGCATCAAAGACGACAAAAACAGCGGCTACAACCGTCTGCCGGAAGACGCAGCAGAAGAAACCCCAGGGATGTCTCCAGAGAATATGGCATTGCTTGGCAAGTCTGCTGGTGAAGTCCTGCAAGGTAAGGCCGATATTGAACAGGCGAAGGCTGATGTCGTTAAGATGGGCGGCCAGTTCTATAGCGAAACAGGTATTATGCCAGAGGGTGCCGCGCGTGGTGAGTTGGCGGAAAACCCTGACAAAGCGCCTGTCGAAATCAACATGGACGACACCGATGATGAATCAAGCCATCAGGTTGATGTCCTAACGCAGTTGAAAGAAGGGCTGGAGGGCATTGCGGATTACTACCTGAAAGAAGGTCAGGATGTGGATTTTGACCCTCAAAAAGATTCACGGTCGGTGCAACCGTCTACCCTTCCAAGCGTTAAAGGACACGTCGTCAACTTACGCCACAACGTGGGTAAAATGGACGCAGCATCATTACCTAAGATGAAGTTGCACGGAATGATTCTTGGCATTGAGAATCCGCGAAACAGCATTCGTAGAGGAAACAGCCTTGACGGTGAATGGGCCGTGAAGATGCCGCACCACTACGGATTCATCAAGGGCACCAAGGGCGCAGACGGTGATGAAGTCGACTGCTTTGTGGGTCCAAATCTGAAGTCGCCGAAAGTCTTTATCGTGAACCAAAACGATAACTACTCTGGCGAGTTTGATGAACACAAGTGTATGCTTGGATTCGATTCAGCAGAAGAAGCGAAAGAAGCTTATCAAGCATCATTTGGTAACGGTTGGAACGGATTCGACTCAATCCACGAATTAGATGTGAACTCATTCAAGGAGTGGTTGAAGGGTGATTGCTCTCAAGCATACGGAGCACTCAATAATCCTACTAATTCACCGAAGCAAGGTTGATATGGCTTTTAAAGCTTCGAAAAAACGTGAACGCCGCTCACCCGATAGAATTGGGCGCGGCAGTCCGATAATCCCATCAAACGCTATTGCGATGGCCTACCGTCGTGAGATGAAAGGTCTTTGCTATGCGATGATTGATGACTATCAGGCAGGAATTTCAGAGTGGCTTGAAAAGAAGCAGGTGCAGAAGTTCTTTGCGCAAGACTCTGCTGATTCAACATTCCAAACTCTTATGAAACGTCTGCAGCTGAAATGGGCAAAGGCGTTTGCTCGTGTTGGGTCGAAGATTGCCGCTGATTTTATCAAATCGGTTGAAAAGGGTGCTACTTCTGCTACATTCGCCAGCCTTAAGTCCGCAGGCATAGAAGCGCCAAAGGCCACATATAACAAATTCGTTGAGAACACTCTTAGAACAAGCGAGACGTTTAACACGACTCTAGTGACTAAGGTCGGCGAGGATATTCACAACAGAGTGTACGAAGCAGTCATGCTTTCGCTGACTTCGCCCGACCCAGCCCAGCAAGGCACGTCAGGCATTCAGGCGGCGTTGCGAAACGTAAAACACTTCTCTGCAAAGAGAGTCGACTTAATCGCTAAAGACCAGACAAGCAAATTGTATTGCGTTCTAAGCGATGAAAGGATGCGCCAGAATGGAGTCGAAGAATTTGAGTGGGCGCACTCAGGAGCAGGAAAGGAGCCGCGAATCTCTCATGAACACGTCGACGGAATGAGATTCAAACTTGATGACAAGCGCCTATGGGAAGTTGGCGGCGAATTGAAGTTCAAAAAGGGTGACATCGGTCCTCCTGGATGGGCAATACACTGCAAGTGCAGAAAAATACCAATCATTTGAGGTCATTATGACGATACCAATCAGCACGTTTCCTCTATCTGGACAAACGCCAGTATTGCCTGCTGTATATGCTAACGGCTTGGCGATTGTTTCAGAATTTACATCTGATAAAAACCTGATTGTTCCATTGAGTCCGCCATTGGCGTCTGGTTACAACTCAGTTGGTCAATTCTTTATGATCGGTAATGATGGCGATTCTACCAGCAAGCCGAATCTGACACTTTCAGTTCCCAAAATGAACATAACAGACGTGCAGACTGGTTTAACTGCATCTACAATCACCATCGCTTTTGGAGAAGCAGTGATTATAGGTATGGAGTCTGGAGGGTCAAAGAATGCTGTCGCCGTTAAAGTGGTAAAATCAAGCGGCAACCAATACACGTTACCAGCGGCAACGGCTTCTGTTCTCGGCGGCGTCAAGATAGGAAGTGGCATAAGTGTTGCAGGCGACGGTACAATTAGTGTTACTCAATACTCGTTACCGATTGCATCAGCATCAACCTTGGGTGGCGTAAAAGTAGGAACGACACTATCAATTGATGGTTCTGGAGTTCTCAATGCTGCTGCAAGCAATGTGCAAAACACAAGCAATAGTGTAAGCAATCCTCCGACAACTCTGGTGAATCTGGCAACATTAAACCTGCCTGCAGGGAAATGGCTTGTGACAGCAAGTCAGTTGACTGTAGCAACAGAAGGAGTTCAAGCGAATACCGGAATTACAGTAAAATTGTCAACAAGTAATTCAGATATTACGGATGATGCATTTACGATGTCGGCTGGCATTCGGGCTGCAGGTCGTTTCGGCGGCAATATTCCAACAAAGATAATTACTCTTGCCGCGCCTGGCAACGTGTATCTAAACTATCAATGCACAGACGCATTGACATCTACCGTTTACGGACAGATCACCGCAATTAAGTTGAACTAAAGAGGAAGTTATGCAAAAGATTATCCAGTCACGTTACGTTAAAGTGCGAAATATTAATTGCAACTCTTTGCTTTCTTGGAAATGGGCTGTTTACGACTCGATGCTGATTGGCGTTTTAGTTGCTGGAGTGCTTTTTAATATTCACTGAATCGCCTGGCAATGGATTGTCGCAGGATTTTACGCGTATAATGACGTATCATCCGTATCAAGTAAGTAGTTGTTTTCAAAAGAATCTTACGGATGATACGGATGATACGCGTTGCCGCGATACTTTATAGGAATTCAAATAAATTAATTTAAAATTATATATCTAATTTAATTTTATTTTTTTATAAACTCTTATATATGAAAAGTATCCGTATCATCCGTATCATCCGTAGCACACCAGTGATAGCGCGGCTTATACACCGATACGGATAAAAAATACGCCTCATCTTATCCGTATCATCCGTATCACACTAATTAAGGCGCGGCTATATCGGCTGTTATACATATTCAAACCATAATTATTGTTTGCCTAAGTTTTTTTCATTAGATATAATACACAATACTTATTTGAGGGTGGATGCGAATGCAAACGGCACGCGAAATTGACAAAAATGGATTCTTGACGATTGTGGGTTGTCCCATTTCGTCATTTGGCATTTTTGATTATTCTGCAGGTCAGGTTGGACTTGATGGTGATCCGAATCGCATCGTAAAAGTTTATCGCCCAGAGTCAGCGGTGAAAGACCCCGAAGCGATAGATTCATTCAAAAATATCCCTTTCATCGACAATCACGAAATGCTTTCTGGATTCGAAGGTGATGAGGATAACACAGCACCCGAAGAGTATGGCGTTGATGGCGTTCTAACTGGCAATGTTTATTATGACAAGCCATGGATGCGCGGCGACCTTAAAGTTTTTAGCCGTCGTCTGAAGAAGGCCATCGACTCTGGAAAGGTTGACTTGTCTTTGGGCTATGACTGTGAATTCATCATACAGTCTGGAGAGTTTGACGGGCAGCCGTATGAAGTGGTACAGACAACTCTTCGCGGCAACCACATTGCTCTCGTGGACGTTGGTCGAGTACCAGGTGCACGGGTGCTGGATGGTCGTTGCTTTGACCATCTTTGTTTGACGACTGTAACACCATCCAACGAGGATTTAGACATGCCAAAACCGTTAAAAGGTAAAGCGCGTGATAATGCTGTTGAACAGCTGAAATCACTGATCCCTGCGCTCGAACAATTTCTGAATGAAGAGAGCACCGAAGCTGCTCATCAGGACGAAGTTGAAGTGAAAGCAGAAGAGAAGGATTCAACCGAAGAACGTGAAGAAGTGATGGTTGATCCAGAAGTCAAAGCAGAAGCTGAAGAGACTCCAGAAGGTGAAGAGAAGTTTGAATTTGAAACTGAATCTCACGCTGGCGGCGAGCTTCCGCAACTGATCAGCCAAATCGAAGCACTTATTGCAAAACTGAAAGGTGGCGCGGTAGGTGATGAAGAAGAAGTTGAAGCCGAAGTCAAAGACGAAGAAGTTGAAGTCAAGGCTGAAGATGTATCACCTTGCGACAAAGCTGAAGATGTGGTTAGCGGCCTGCAAAACAGCAACGTAAAGGGGGCTTCGGTCGAAAAAGATGACAAACCGACAAAAGCGGCGAAAGCGTCGCCAGGTCCAGCAAAAGGGGAACACTCAATGGCATCTGATTCAGCAGTTGCTGCTTTCTACGCTGATTCTGCTCGTAAGAATAGCCTCTACCAGCGCCTGTCTAAAGTTGTTGGTGCCTTTGATCATGCAACTATGGACTCCAAGTCCGTAGCGAAATATGGCGCTAAAAAGTTAGGCTTGAAGTGCGTTGATGGTGCTGAGTTTGACGTGGTGGATAATTATCTGCGCGGCGTTGAACACGGTCAAAAACAGCGTGTAGTCGCAAAACAAAAGGCCGCTGCGGATTCTGCAGCAACTGACGAAGCGTTTGAAGCTTGGTTGAAAGGGGAATAAACATGACTTTCCAAACTAGTGTAGGCCGTCAATATACAACTGGCTTTCCTGGCGACATCGTTCGCGACGGCCCACAGCGTGGGAAGCCAGGCCGAATTGCCAACGCTAACGAAGGCGCAAACGTAAACGCCATCAGCCGTGTGTTCGGTTTTAAGACTGACGTATCCTTAATGGGTACTGGTCAAACCAAAACTTTGGGCGCGCAGGACTTTGAAGTTGAGCTGGGCGGCACTAACTACTACGGCATCCTCGGCAATAGCAAGCGTTACGCGCTGTATGGCAACTCTACTGGTCCTTTGGGTGCCAGCATGGTTCTGCCTCAATATAGCGAAGGCGAGTTCTATGATATGTGCACGGGCCTCGTAGTTGAAGTATTCAACCCAAGCACCAGTCCGCAGACGCTTAACTATGGCGACCTGCTTGCTTATGTACCTAAAGGCATTTCCAGCGGTAACAACCCGAACAACTTGCCTATTGGTGCAATTATCGCCTATACTGGCTCATTGCCAACTGGCATGGTTGCCATCCCAGGCGGTATTGTGATTGACCCGACGACTATTGCCCTTTCCGGCCCAAGCGTCCAGTCTTCCACTTATACCATTGTACAATTGACTCGTTAATAGGCAGGTGAATAATGACTCGCATTAGCCAAACACACTCTCGCCTCCCAGCGAGCAAGGTGCGCCCTTTTGATATGCAATCCGTGACCGACGCGGCTGTTTCCCAGCTTGCGCGTATCGGTATTGTGTTTGATTCCGCGATTGTGCGTGATCAGATTGAGCACTTAAACCGTGCAGGCGCTTTCCGCGTAGGTGACGCCGCATTTACTGCGCCGCAAACCACGCCATCAATCCCGACCCCGCTGCAGTTCCTGCAACAGTGGCTGCCTGGCTTCGTCAAAATCATGACCGCTGCCCGTAAAATTGACGAGCTGGTTGGTATTGACACCGTTGGTCAGTGGGAAGATGCAGAAATCGTTCAGGGCATCGTTGAACCAGCTGGCACCGCAGTTGAATATGGTGATTTCACCTCTATTCCTCTGGCAAGCTGGAACGTGAACTTTGAACGCCGTTCCATCGTTCGCGGTGAAATGGGCATGGCAGTCGGCATGCTGGAAGAAGGCCGCGCGTCTGCGATGCGTCTGAACTCTGCAGAGACCAAGCGCCAGCAGGCTGCTGTATCTCTGGAAATCATGCGTAACGCAATCGGCTTCTATGGTTGGTATAACGGGAACAACCGCACGTTCGGCTTCCTGAATGATCCAAACCTGCCAGCGGCAATGACTTCAAACACCACTTCCGGCTGGGCTACTGCGACCTTCCAACAGGTGACTGCAGACATCCGTTTGATGGTTCGTCAAATCCGTGTCAACTCTCAGGACCAGATTGATCCAGAGAAGGTTGATATGACTCTGGCGCTGCCGACCAACTCTATTGATTGGCTGTCAAACACCACCGACTTCGGTATTTCTGTACGTGACTGGATCACCCAGACTTATCCGAAGATGAAGATCAAATCTGCACCGGAACTCAACGGCGCACTTGGCAGTGACCCGACTTTCCTGAACGTGGCATATCTGTACGCTGATCACATCGATTCCTCAATTGATGGCTCAAGCGATGATGGTTCCGTATTCAGTCAGCTGGTCCAGACTAAGTTTATGACTCTGGGCGTTGAGAAACGCGCTAAGAGCTACGTTGAAGACTACGCAAACGCAACAGCAGGCGTTCTGCTCAAGCGTCCTTTCGCAGTCGTCCGTATGACTGGTATCTAATTGCTGTGATTACACAGTAAAACACATGGGGCGTGGTCGAAAGGCTTCGCCCCATATCAATAGACCTCAAGGGCTGTAGGGGCTTATCTGAGGCTTATATAAATAGGACTACAAAATGCCAAAATACATCGTTTCAACTATGTCTATGTCAGTCAACTACACTTTCTATACGGAAGTGAAAGAAAACCCGAATGCAAAAGCTGGTTCAGGCGCTCTTCCAAATATTCGCAAACAGATTCTGATCAAGGGCGGTGCTGGTCTTACTTCGGCAACTTCCGGCTTTGGTGAAATGGCAAAAGGCGCTGATGGTGCACCTTTGTGGACTCCTGAAGGAATCGTCACCGTTGTAAGCGATGCTGATTTTGAACATTTAAAAGATCATCACGTATTCAAGCAGCACCTTGAAAAAGGTCTGGTTAAAGTGGTTAACCACGACATCGTTGGCAATCATAAAGCTGTCGCTAAAGAAGTGCGCGGCATGTCAGATGACCCGTTCGCACCTATGACGCGTGAGACGGCTGACAAGCGCATCAAGGTTAAATTGAGCGGCGAACAAGAAGATGATTTGTTCCGCGTTTAAATAAGGTGAATGCCATGTCATTAGATTACGAAAAGTTCAGAATAAAATTTCCACAGTTTGCTGATCAGGTAAAATTCCCTGACACAACGCTTCAAGTATTCTATGACATGGCATGTGAATTTATTGAATCACAAGACAGTCCTTGTCGTGTTTTAAATGGCAGTAAATTGGAGCTGGCATTGGAATATATGACGGCTCATCTTTTATGCATAGCCACAGACCAACAGGTGTCTGTGTCTTCTGGTGACGGAGTTGAACAAGGCGGCTTCGTGACTGGTGCAACAATCGGTGACATCACCGTGAATAAGGTAGCGCCGCCTGCAAGTGATGGTTGGGAATACTGGCTTTCAAGCACTCCTTATGGCATGGCGCTTTGGGCGCTTCTGCAAGCACTGGCTGTCGGCGGCTTGTCGTTTGGCGGTCTTCCAGAGCGCGAAGGATTTCGTAAAATTGGTGGGGTATTCTGGTGAGGATTCCTGGCGTAAACTTATATCGAGTTGCGACAAAGGTCATCGGTCGCCAACCGATTCAATATTACATGTACAAGGGGCGTACTCTTGATAAAATGCGCAACTACGTTACCACTTATGAAGAGCCAATCACCCTGCTTGCTTCGGTGCAGGCTGTGCTTCGAAATCAATACGTCGAGCTTGGATTAGAGCTTCAAAAGAACTATGTCAAAATCTGGGTGGACAAAGACATCGTTGACCTTGACCGCGACGCTTCCGGCGACTATTTTGTGTTTGGTGGGAAAACGTATAAAATGGAAGACGAAACGACATGGTTTGACCAAGATGGTTGGACGTCTTGCCTTGCCGTGGAAGTAAAACAAAGCTTTCCAGTGTCTACTTGAGGTGCATATGACAGATGTCGACCTGATTGACATGCTGGCAACGCGAATTGAAGAAGGTCTGGCGGCGTATAGTCGTGCAGACCTTTCTGCTGTTCCGGTCCAGAAAAAGTATCAACCGACTCAACAGGGTATTCCGACTGGTGACCAAATTTGGTTTAACCTTTTATTCTCAGTTCCTTTTGGTTGGTCCATGAGGAAAAGTGAATTTGTCAATGATGAGTCTCAATTCGTAAACGGAAAATTCAAGGATATTGAAGATCAAATATACGCTACACGTTTTCAAATTAGCGGCTTATTTCCAGAAGTCCCTGGCAATCCAGAAAAGCCTACTGCTAATGACGTGTTGACTTATTTGGCAAGATTCATAACTCATAAAGCTAATCTGAGAGATTGGTTCAAAAAGCACCAAGCTTCAGTATATCGAATCGACATGAATAATAATGAAAAGTTTTATGATGACATGTCGCAATTTGAATCATTCCCTTCTTTTGATTTAGTAATACTTCACAGAAACGCAATTTCAATTGATACTCCTGCAGTTGCAAGAGCTGTTAATAATGACTTGGGTGACGTTCCGGTGTAATATGACAAAATCAAAAATGATAGAAAAACAGATTAAGGCACTTCAATCTATGAAGGGTCTTACTGTTGAGGCAGGATGGTTTGATTCAACAAGATACCCTTCAGAAACTGGTGGAGAAGGAATGTTGGTGTCAGAAGTCGCGCGGCTTAATGAATTTGGTCACATAGCCGTTTTGAACTTTGGGCAAGGGCCAGTCAGGGTAGAAGTTCCACCCAGACCATTCATGAGATATGCCTATGAATTATTCGTTAGTGAGCGCAGTGAAATAGAGAATAAAATTGCTAAAAAGATTTTTTCCGGTAAAATAGACGCTAGACAGGCATTAGGTCAAATTGGGCTTGCGATGGAAGCAAAGATTGTCGAATCAATTAAAAACGGACCGTGGCAACCAAACGCCAGATATACTGTACGTGTGAAGGGATTCGACAAGCCTTTGATTCACACTAGCCTCATGTGGCAATCTGTCAGCAGCCAAGTCATTAAATAAGAGGACACCGACGTGATCAGTCAATCTCGTTATATTAAAATTGTATCAGGGGTCGGAGCAGGCGCGGCTGTTGCAGTTCGCAAACTGTCGCTTCGCGTCATGACTTCTAATACAGTTCTGCCGCCAGGCATTGTAGCAGAATTTTCAACGGCTGATGCTGTTGGATCATATTTCGGTTATTCTTCCGAGGAATATAAGCGCGCAGCATTATATTTTGGATTCATCAGCAAGCAAATTAACTCGCCTGATTCAATCAGCTTCTCGCGTATTGTTTCAACTGCGATTCCAGCAATGGTAATCGGTGATACTGAGCCTAAAGTGCTTGCTACGTTTCAAGCATTCACTGGCGCTATATTAAGCATCACTTACGATGGCACAGACTACCTGACTGACGCAATTAACCTTTCAGCGGCGACAAGTCTGGCGAATGTTGCTGAACTTCTGGAGACGGCAATCAATACTAAATTTGCAGCAGAAGGTGGCACATCGGTGCCTGCACTTGCTGATGCAGAGGTGTATTGGAATGCTAATACTCAGCAGTTCACGCTGGAAGCAGCGCCGTCTACCGCTGGTGCAGGCAACCTGTCTATCAACGTCACAGGCCAACCGACCGACCCGTCTCAAGCGTTGGGTTGGACCACCACTGGCACCGTAACAGTTGCAGGCCAGGGCGTTTCAAGTCCGGTAGAAGCAATCGCAGCATCTGTGGAAATCTCCAACAACTTCGGCTCATTCCTTTTCGCTGGAGCAGACCGAACTCTGGAAGAGATTACCGCTGTGGCAGCGTGGACTCATTCGCAGAATAATATGTACATGTATTTATTCTCGACTTCTTTTGCTAATATCGGGTCATACTACACCGCTCTGAAAGGGTACTCAGGCGTTGGCATGATGATTCGCGCAACTAACCTTGCAAACGATTACATCGACCAAGCACCTGCTGAAATCCTCGCGGCAACAAACTATAATACTGTGAATGCAACTCAAAACTACATGTATTATCAGTTTGACACTCGCAACGTGACTGTTTCAACTGACTCTCGCGCAGATACTGCTGATCAAAACCGTGCCAACTACATCGGCGCTACTCAGCAGGCAGGACAAACATTGGCGTTCTTCCAGCGCGGTGTATTGATGGGCGGGTCAACTGCAGCAGTCGATATGAACACTTATGCCAACGAGATGTGGCTCAAGTCCGCTATTACATCTCAGCTGTTCAGCATGTTCTTGAATCTTGGTCGCGTCCCTGCTAACGAAGAAGGGAAAGCGACTGTACAAGCCATGATTCAGGTTGCTGTGGATAACGCAAAAGTAAACGGCACCATCTCTGTTGGCAAGGCGCTGACTGAGATTCAGAAACAATACATCACGCAAACTTCCGGTGACAACACTGCTTGGCGGCAGGTTGAAACTATCGGTTACTGGCTGACTGTAGATTTTGATACTGAAACCACTTCCGATGGGCGCACCGAATACTATGCAACATACACGCTAATCTACTCTAAAGATGATGCTGTGCGTCGCGTTGAAGGTCGTGACGTTCTTATCTAAATAATTGCCGCCGTAATTGGCGGCCATCTCTCTGAGAGGAATCTGTAATGATTAACGTTTCCGGTTTTGGCGCTTCGATTCGTTTAGTGGCATCAAACACTTTTCCAAATGGTGTAACCCTTTCTGATTTCGCAGATGATGCTGATCCGATTGACGCGCCTGATCTTCAAATCTCTGAAGCGGCAATGGGATTGAACGGTGACTTGGTAGTCTGGAACCGTGCCAACCCTCTTGAAGTAGGCGTCAACATCATCCCTACTTCTGAAAGCGATGTAAACTTAGATGTTCTGGCAGCAGCTAACCGTGTAGGCAAGCGCAAGAACTCTGCGAAAGACGTGATCACCCTTATTCTGACCTACCCTTCTGGCATGGTCATCACACTGAACAAGGGCACTTTGACGACTGGTTCAGTGATTCCTGGCATCCAGTCTCAGGGTCGTGTAAAAACACGTCAATATCGCTTTAAGTTTGAGAACGTAGTCAAAACTGGCGTGAGCAACCAAGAGATTTTATAATGTATCAAATACCACTTGACAGCGTACCTAACCAGAATATCAGCTTTAACGTTGACGGTGCTTATTGGCAGCTGCACATATTCGCCGCAATTGAGCACATGTGCGCAGATGTTTACCGCAATGGCGAATTGTTGATTCAAGGGGTGCGCTGTTTTGGTGGTGTACCAATGGTGCCTTATAAATATCTCATGATTGGGTACGGCAACTTTATTTTTGACAGCGTACCCGATTATGAGAATTTTAACTCTGGCGGCTGTAATTTATATTACATGTCAGAATCTGAGTTGGCTGAATTCCAGAAAACTGCTGAAGCGGAGTTTGCAATTTGACAACTCTAACGATTGAAGTTAATGATAACAACGACCTGTTTCTGCCTGATGGAAGAAATTTGAATATTCTGTCAGGAGAAAAGGCTATGGTACAAGTTATCAAGGCAGCGCATCAAATGCGACTTGGTGAAGACTTGTACGATGTTGAAAACGGAGTCGATTATTTGGGCACTGTTTTCAAATCGCCCGTTGATGAAGACGGTGCGAGAAAGTCGATTGCAGATGCTATTCTGAAGAAAGCAGACGTTGCCGGAATCGACTCATTGACTGTCACCATCCAAAACGGTATTCTTGGATTTACCGCTGAAGTGGTGACTATTTATGGCGAACGTATAAAGGTGAGTAATCAATAATGGCACAAGTAATTCATTTTGCTAATGGCGTCATGAAATTTGGCGAAAAATTTGAAGACGCATCGGAATTATTTAACAAGACTTCAAAGCCTGTTGCGGAGAAGAAAGAACAGGTCGAAGAGAAGACATTAGAGTCGAAAGTTGATTTTGATTCAATGAGCGTCTCTGAATTGAAGGCTTATGCAAAGGAACATGAGATTGACATCAAAGGTCTTTCTTATAAGGATGAAATTCTTGCGGCAGTTAAATCTGCATCTGCGGAGTAAACATGGTCAATATTAGTGGATTTGGCACAAGCATTAGAATTGTCGCTCTCCAATCTTTCCCTGTTGGGCTGAATATCAGTTCTTTGTCTGATGACCAGGATTCGCTAATTATTGAGGAAGTTGAATCAGTAGGCTATCAACTTACTTATGACGGCGGCATTTGTATTTATGATAAGGCCGCCGTCGTTCGCGTATCCATTGCGGTGATCCCAAACACTGAAGACGACATAAACCTAAAGCTTTTGCTTTCCGCTCGTAAAGGCGGATTCAAGTGGCTTCCTATACAGGATGTCACGTCAATGCTTATTACATATCCTGATGGCGGCAGAGTAGCATTTTCGAACGGGACCATAATCAGCGGTCCGCTTGGCGACTCCATTGAGCAATCCGGTCGCCGTAAGACAAACAGATACACATTCGTGTTTGCCAGCTACGGCGGCGCACAGAGCACATCACAAATTGCAAAAGGCGTGGTGCAGAGTATATTGGGGTCAATTTAATGGCTATCGATTTATTGTCATATAGTCTTTCCAACAGAAGCTTCACAATAAGAAGCTTCAACCTTGGGGAAGTGTCAACGCTTGGTTGGGCGATTGTTAACGTTAAAATAAGACTCCAAGCAAAGATATTCAAGAACCAAAGGGAGGATGGGAGCTATATTGTCGATGGCAGGGTCAAAATGCCTAGAATATTGACTGTGACTGTAATAGCACAGACAAAAAGCGCGTCCGAAGCAATCGCAAAGATGCTGCAAAATAGGTCCACTATATACACAATAAATTCTCGTGGGCTAATATTTGAACGTATGGTGCTGCAAAATAACAATTTCAGCCAAGATGCTGACAATATAACTTCACAACCCATACAACTGGTCTTCCATGAGATATTAACACAGCAGGATGTGTCTATTCAAACAGCGCAAGCAGCCGACTCCACTGTCATTGAGCGCGGCATCGCTTATATAAAAGAGACTACTGCCAGCGTCACTGGCGTTGCAACAAAGGTGATGAATGGCATCAAGGGGATGTTCTGATGGACTTTGTTTCGATTCTGCTTTCTGGTCAATCTCTGACCATAACGAATGAGTCGACAGGGCTTCCTGTCTGGACAAGGCTTTCTCCAGTGTCTGCAGAAATAACATCACCAGCAGAAACTACTCAATTTCCCCTTGCTGGAACGGCGATGCAGGTGGTGGAAGTATCAAGCACATCCTCAGTAAGCAATTTACAGGCGGCAAAAGTAATAATGCCAGCGCACATGGCGCTAAACGTAATTTGCAACGACCAATCGACTATTGAAAACATAATTAATACATTCGACAATGATGAAGTCACATTTTCGATAACTTCTCGAAGCATAATTGCAAGCAAAATGTCGATGTCTGATGTCGAAATAACTCAGTCAGAAGAAAACCTGAATGGAGTCTCAATTGTAATAACATTTGAACAGACGTCATTTAGTATTCAAGGAAGCTTTGACCCTAAACAGTCCGCAGATGAATCGTCAAATGGCGTGGCTATTAAAGAGCCAGTCAGTTTGACTACAACTGTGAGTTCGTTATATAATAAAATAAAATCAACAGTAGGAATATAAAATGAAGATCACCAATAAACAAACTGGTCGCAAAGTAGAAATTAAAATCAGCAAAATGACTGCGATGGAAGGTTGGAACATACAGCGCCGATTCATCGAATTTGCGATGTCAAAAGACCCTGCCTTTCGTTCAGAATACACAATGGAAGTATTAAGCTTTGCGAAGGTTGAACTTGATGTCGGGCAAGAAATTCCTCTGAGCACTGGCGCACTTATTGACAACCATCTTGGCGACTGGGAAAACTTGAAATTGGTTTTCGAAGCAGTATTGATGGAAAACGGAATCAACCCAGAGACTCACGCTGAACGTGAAGGATACTGGGAACAAGCTGGCGGCGAAATGGCTGCAGCATTTATTGGCGAATCGATGCGATTAATCGCGCCATTCCTCAGCGGCGAGACTCCAAACAAGGGGTAAACTGTGTCTGACTCATTAGAAAAATTTGTTCTTCAATATACGGTGGACTTGAAAGAGTCCATCAATCGTCTTGAGCAATTGCAAGATAAGGTTGATCAGACAAACAAAAAGGCAAAGTCCGCTGGTAAAGACTTCACCGGAGCATTCAAAGATGTGTTTGGTGAGTTGAAGCCTCTCACAGCTGAACTGGGGTCTATTGACGGAATCCTTGCGCGGCTTACTTACCGCTTTGCCGCGCTCGTTCCTGTTGTCGCAGGATTGGCTGTCGTCGTCAAATCCATTGTTGATGTTCGAAAAGAATACGAAGCGCAAAGGAAGCTGGGATTTGAAGCAGGACTTTCACCAATTGGCGTGGAGCAATTACAGCGACAATTGAATGAGAGTTCAGGCGGAGTTCTTGGTGCGCAAGGGTCAAGGGATTTAATCAGCAAGGCTTCTAATCTCGCATTCAACGCATACACCAACCCCGATGTGATGAACAAGGACAACTTGTTGCTGAACAAGATGGGGACCAGTCCTTTCAACAGTAACGGCGGCATAAAAGACACGAACCAGCTGCTTGATGAAATTGGCACAAAGCTGAGAAGTGTGAATGAGCAAACCGCTCGTGCTATTGGTGCTCTGGCAGGTTTTACCGCCGATGAAGTCCGTGCGCTTCGTGAGCGAAATCAATCAGTCAAAGAAAGCACCCGTATAAGCGACGAAGAAACCGCGAAGCTGCAAAGACAGCAGGCTGCGCTTGAAACGATACGAAACAGCATGGGGCAAATTCAAGAAGACTGGCGACGCATTGAACTGGTAATCGGTGAGAACGTGATGCCAGCATTCTCGACGCTTGTCAGTAAAACCGCCGATACAGTCGAAGGATTCCAGATGATGTTCCAAAGAATGTCTGATGGATGGTCCGAATTTGTCGACAATTTCATTGCTGACTTGAAGCACCCGTTTGATAAACAGGCGGCTGTTAACGAGCGCCACGAGCGCGCCGTTGATAGATGGATCACACAGATGGCAGACGGCGATGTGAAACGCCAGAGGAACCAGGAGCAAAACGCGGCTGAACAACGTTCTGCGCAAGCACTTTTCACTCGCGACATCAACCTGTTTTCAAGTGCCGTTTCAACCTTTGCTGGAGTCATTGATGAGCGACAAGCATGGGCTGCATGGGCTGGTGAGATAGGACGAAGCGCAGGCCAATCCGCAATGCCTGGCACGCCAGCACTAAGCACTGGTGCGACCGTAGGCAACAACTTGGGGTCAGGAAATCCGACTGCATATGACTCAATCTATGAGGAAGCCTCCAAGCGTTATGGAATCCCTGTTGCGATGATGAAGGCCGTCACAGAAGTCGAATCTGGATTCAACCCTAATGCCGTAAGCGGAGCAGGTGCGACCGGATTGATGCAAATAATGCCTTCCAACTTCAAGGGGCTTGGCATTACAGACGGTAACGACCCAAGACAAAACATTATGGGCGGCGCTCAACTTCTCAAGGAATATTTAACTGCTGCCAATGGCGATTGGAATCTTGCGCTGACTATGTATCACGGCGGATATGACCGCAGCGGATGGGGGAAGAACACCCGTGCATACCCTGGCAAGGTAATGGCCGCTCTCGAACGACAGGCAAATGGAGAATACGCCACGGGAGCGCCGCAAGGTGCACCAGTGACTCCAGTCCTTAGCGGTAGCGGAGTAGAAGCGCCGAAAGGAAGCTATGCACCAGTACAAGGCCAATCCCGCCAAACGGTGCAATACAGACAGTTGCAAGAAGCCATTGCAGGATACCTAAACGTGCCAGTTGAGCAGTTGATGCAAGGGCAAGTTAACAAAGGCGATATTGACTTTGCTCAAACTTACCTTAAACTTGGAACGCAAAGGGATTATATTAAAAACATGCAGCTGGCTTCAACTCCAGGCGTAAGACCGAACATTCAGGCCGAAGCGATGAAGAATGCTCGTCTTGCCGCATTCCAGCTTGAGGCGTTCCAGAAATACGGCGGCGACCTCTCCGCGAATAGTCGACCTGGTGGGCGTGATATTACTATGGGTCAGAAAAACGTTGTCATCAACGTCAACGGCGCTCAAGACCCACGAAGCACGGCTATTGAGACTAAGCGCGTGCTTGAACAAGATGATATCAACGACATAAACAACCTTACTGCTACACCTTTGAAGTGGTGATCATTTGAAAAAGAGAATCCTTAAAGTCACCTTATCCATGCCGGATGGCACAAGCCAAGTGCTTGACGAAGGATTGATGCTTAGATGCCGAATCAAAAAGGCAGCACTTTCCGTTCAGAATAAGGCCACGATTGAAGTTGCAGGATTAACAGGGTACTTGAGAGAGTACCTGCTTTCCAACTTCACGGCATTCAACAAACGTCTGCGTGATCAAGGCCAGCTGGCGGCGAACTACGTCAACGTGACTATTGAAGCTGGATACAGAGAAGGGAGTGTAATCAGCAGCAACTTGGTATACAAGGGACAGGTGACGACAGTTGAGATAACAGCGCCGCCGCCGAATATTGTCATCAGAATCACTTGCTACACCAACCAAATAAACAGAACTAAGTTCATCACTCAAGCTGCGCCATCCAACCCGACTTTCAAAGAGTTTGTGGAATGGTCTGCAAAACAAATGGACATCGATACTGTTATTTGTGATACGTCGATTAACAATCAGCGACTTGTGAATCCAGGAAGAACGACATATGTTGCTGCTGCGCTGCTGCTTGAGATCCAGAACTATCAACGCAACTCCATCGCGGCATACATTGATGACGATACGTTAATTGTCAAGGATAAAGACAAAATTCTAAATCCAGACCAGATTACGGTCATTGAGGAATTTGTCGGAATACCGATGTGGAACGAGTGGGGTGCAGACTTCACTTGTATGTATAACGCAGATTTGAAGCTTGCACAAGGTGTTAAATTCAAATCAGTCTTAAACCCAAGCTTGAACGACACCACATTTGTCATCATGCAACTTGAATATGATTTAGCAAGTCGTGATGATATATTTACGGTGACGGGCGGCGTTGCACCATCGGCATAAATATGAGAAAGAATAAAATAATCGACTTGTTTGGCGTGACTTATGAAATTCATCAATTCAGTGCAATAGATGCATTTGAAATGGTGGATGACATAAGCATATTGACTCCACTTGAATTATTAAGTGAATGTTATGTGATCAAATATGACGGAACTAAAGTCAGATTAAATTCTGAGAAGGCCATCAGTGAAGAAGTGAAAAGTGTGCCAAATCACTTGCCGCCCAACCTTGTATTGAAAGTTCTAATGGAAGCGGTGAAGAAGCACAATTTTGGATTCCTCAGTGATTGGAAAGGCACTAAGATTCCAAATAGATTCTTGGCTGACGTACCGACCGTAGAGCCTAATTATCTTGAGCCGATGGTTGCAAGCCTAATAAACAATGGTCTTGCTTCGTTAAAAGAATTGGAAGAATATTATTCATTGCGTGATGCATTCGCTATGTTTGATGGACTAATAGCAAAATCACTTAATGAAGCCTACTCAAACGAAGCTGCCATTAAAGAATCAAAGTCAAATCGCTAAAATATTGCTTATAGACTCCTTATAGATTATAATTTGTTGATCAGATATAAGGAGTCTATGATGGCAGAAAAGTTAACCCAACTTACAAGCCCCAACCAAACTGACAAATCAAGTATGTTTGCCGCGCTGCAGGGAATGCTGGACCGTGGCAAGTATACCACTGACGGCATGATTCCTGCACAAGTAATATCTTATGACCGCAAACAGAATTTAGCAGTCATAAAGCCTGTTATTCATTTCGTAAGTCTTGATGATAAGCCAGTGGAGCGTCAACCTTTGGTGTCAATTCCGGTACTGGCAATCGGCGGCGGCGGCTTCGTGATCAACTTCCCTTTGAAGGAAGGGGACTTGGGCTGGATATTCGCTGGCGACCGAGAGTTGTCGACATTCCTTGAAGAATTGAAGCCGACTGCGCCTACCAATGGCCGTGTAAAAACTTTCGCTGATGGACTGTTCATACCGGATGTATTCCGAAAATACACCATAAGCGGAGAGGATGCAGGGTCAATGGTAATTCAATCCCTCAGCGGCGCTGTGAGAATTGCACTAAGCGATGACTCAATAAACATAACTGCGTCTGCTGGAGTAAACGTCAAGACCCCGATAACCACTATCGATCAACAATTGATAGTAAATGGAAAGGCAACATTCAATGGTGGGATAGAAGGCAAAGAAGGAACGACGGCAACGCTTCCGACTGGCACAACGGTCGGCGGCATTGATGTATCCACTCACGGGCATATCGGTAACGGGCCTGGAAACAGAACTGGGAATATGATAGAATGAGTGCACAATATTCTTACATAGTAAGCACTGGTGTGATCACCATTGACACGGCAGATTTATTGGCTGATGTTCAAGGTGAATGGATTGAGTCTTTAGGGGTCGGGCTTGATGTTGATGCTTCGACGCCGCAAGGCACGCTAATCGCAACAGAGACATTGGCAAGAACTTCAGTGATGAAGAACAATGCCGAATTGGGAAGCCTCATCAACCCTAACTACTCATATGGAGTATACCTTGATGCAATCGCGGCGCTTCTTGGCATCGAGCGCACAAAGAATGTAAGCACAATGTTGAAAGGTGTGACTGCAGAGGGAACGCCTCTGCTGGAAATTCCTGCTGGAAGTCTTCTTACTGATTCAAATGGTACATACTGGTATGTGCTGGAAGACGTTCAAATCACTTCGACTGGCAAGACAAGTAATATGACTCTTGCGTCAAAAGATTATGGATCATTCACTGTTGCGCCTGATGAAGAGTTTACAGTGGTGCAAGGTTATGACGTCATCGGATGGTCAAGAACTTATTCAACGTCGGCAACAACGACCGTGCCAGGAACACAATACATGAGCGACGGAGCATTAAAGGCCGCTCGCGTTAAGCGTCTTTACCAGCAGGGCATTGCATCACTTGGTGCCATTCGCGCTCGCGCCATGTCGGTCGACGGTGTAGAATCTGTGATGGTCGTGGAGAACGACACAGGAGCGCCTGGAACGGTGCGCGGCATCACCTTCTCAACGCCTAACGGTGTTTGGGTGTGCGCAAGCGGAACATTTGACAAGCAAGTTTTTGCGGAGACGATATTCAAGGCGAAGATGGGCGGTCAACCTTGGGACTTTGGCGCTGCTAATCAAGGTGATCCGGTAAACTCTCCTGATGGAATCGAAGTGGTCGATGCAGAATCACAGCTGTCTTATTTCGTCAAATTCAACAATGCAGTGATATATGATTTGTATGTTGATATAACCGTTTCAAGAGGAACGGCTACCGCTGATGCTGAGTCTATCATTGCCGCTGTGCTGAATTACGGCAATGGCAATTTTAACGGTGAGCAGGGATATACAGTAGGTCAATCTCAATCTTCTTTTGAAATCGCTTCAGCAGTATCCTGTGAATATCCAGGACTTTATATCAAAGATTGCAAAATTGCAGCAGTCAAAAGCGGACAGGCAGCGCCAACTTATCCTTCCGATTATGGCAGCGAGTGGATTGCCAATCCATGGGATAAGGCCAATACTATGCGCGGCTTCATCAACGTTAAATTTGTGTGAGGAACTATGCAAAAGTTTGACACAAACCTGTTGCAAAACCTTAAGTGGATGCAGAACAACGCGCCAAACATCACATCTTTGGTTCAGAAGAAGAGTGACTGGTATGAGCGATATCAAGATCAGTTTTGGATTGACTGGTACAAGAACATATTCAACATTGATACTTGTGATGCAATGGGCATCTATATTTGGTGTGACATACTATGCATACCAAGGGATTTTGTTGACTTAAGCAACTATGAGCACAACTGGGCATTTGGACCCACACGCGACAACTTCGAAGGGCCGGACAATATCGGCGGCAACTTCTTTGGTGCTGGCGGAAAGGTTGTGAAAAACATCGAAGAAGCCCGCATCCTTCTGAAGCTTCGTTATCTGACGCTTACAAGTGATGGCCGCATAGAAAGCATCAACCGTATGCTTAAGTGGATTTTCAACCGTGGAGAAGATTGGGATTACTCTTCATCGCGCTACGCATATGTGACAGATAATACTCAAGGCGCGGTGTCTTCTTCTGAAGCAACAAACGGCTCATTCCTTCTGTACGACTGGCAGGGGTCAACTGAGATTCAGCACGATTATAAACAAGTTCTTTTGAGCCACGGCAACAACGCAGGACTTACCATAAGTGGGGTGGCAGGGACCGTTTCGCGAATGGCACACCCAGACTGGTATTCATGGGGTAATGGTTCCGGCGCTGGTATTGTCGGCGGTGATACACGACAATATGGCGGCCCTGACTATTACGGCCAACTGTGCGGTGACTACCCAGGAGAGGCCATAGAGAATTTCGCCAACGCAGTACGGGTCATCAAGACCGCTTCCAGCGGCGAGCCTGTGTATTCTTTGGCCAATAATCCAAGCGCCAAATCTATTGCTCTTCCTTCTCAGGCTGGTGTAAACGTTTGCTATAGCTTCTACATAAAAGTGCTTTCTGAAAACGTGGCTTCTGTTTCCGTAACAGAGAACAGTGATGCATCGAGTAATGGAAAACTTTTCGACCCAGTGACTGGGCAGTTCAACCTTGACTCTTCTTTGAGTTATTTCATCACAGGCAAGTTCGACGGTGTGAGAAGGGAATCAAACCGTGGTGGCATCAAGGCAATCGGCGGCGATTGGTACAGAATCTGGATTGTAGAGCAAACTGCAAACGCGACGGCTGGGGTGAAAACAAGCTTTTCAATTGAGTTGAAAGCAACTGCCGCTGGATCAACCCAGACTCGCGAATTGCCTGAAGGGTCTGATGCGCTTCTTTTTGGATACTCCATTTGTGTTTGCGACCCTGTTCAAAATCCTAATGGACCTGAGCCTTATTTCTATGGGACTCAAAATCCTCCTGCAGATGGAACGGCAATCCTGTCTGTTACGGCAGGAACGCTCAACAACATATCTTGCGCAAACGGTCCGTTGACAACAAGGGATGGCGTGGTAGGTGAATCATTCATGCAGCCTGGTTCATCGCTTGCATACTCTGGTTCAATCGACGGCTACCCGTACCCAGGAAACGCAACATTGATTGCAGAGACTGACGGCATCAGACGCTCATGGAACGTTAGCCGATTGGACGGCGTACCGCCGCCGCCGACCGCTGACTATTACATGGAATATGTCATCGGGCCTTATTTCGCCAACAACTTATCCGACAACTTTAAGACGCTAGTTGGCGACAGGAATGAAGGATTCTTGCCAGCAAATGCCGGAATACGTTGGCAGCTTTACCAAGAAGTCGCAGACTTATCTGATATTGATTTGACTGTCAGCAACATAACAGACACGCGAGTAGGATTCGAAACGGAAGGTGTCGCATGGATTAACACTGACGGCATCATCAGAGTTGGCGGCATAAACGAGTGGCCGTTGAACAACTTCAAAGGTGTTATACGACAGCTTGAATCTTTGAAAGGTGTGAACCAAGTTATCGACGGCGCACTTGTCAACGACTATTCAATCTCAAAAGCATCAAGAGATGACTTTGGTCGTGAAATCCCACGTGCCGCGATCACAAACTACTGGCGATACACACAACCCAATGACGGCACATCTTTTGGCAATATCGTCAAGGACGGAGATAACACGGTAACGGCGACGCCAATCAGCGGTGTGCCCAACCAGTTCCCATCATTCAAGCTTTCCGCTACAATAGGGACTGTGCCAGCATCCGGCTATGCACGTGCTGTACTTGCTACTAAATACACTGGCAACCTGACTGGTCCTTTGTCATTTATCGCAATAGTTAAAAACAACACGGTAAACGGTCAAAAACTTTTCGTAACCGTACCGGATGGTATGGGCGGCTATATCCCTAAATTCTACAGCATAGGCGCAGGTGATTTGCAACGTATCGAAATTGACCTTGCCGCTGAGATTGTTGCAGGAACGACTTGGGATGGTTCGACAGGTGGAATCAGCATTGGTTTGATATCAGGGAAAGACTTGCCGACCGAAGTTGGTACGACTCTTGAACTTGATATTTTAAGCTTGATGCTTGTTTCTGGTAATACGATGAATGCGCTTGCGATTTCAACAAGCGAAGACTTTGCAAAGAAAACTGCAACTTCTATATACATCAAAAACCCAGGGTCACTGGCGACTGGAGTTCAATTGATAGCTTCGAATGGGGATGTTGTAGCGACAGTAAACTTTCCAAGAAGTGCTGCTGGCGGTTATGTTTCAAGCATGAATATAACTGACTTAACTGGTGATTGGGCATCAACCCTTTTATCAAAAATTAAATACATCGTGTAGAGGAACGGCAATGCCAACACTTATTAACAGACCTTTCGCGCAAAGCGGTGATGTATCCGTGGTGCCGGATGCAAGCCCAAGCGGTTATGTGAACTTCCAGCGCGGCTACACTCCTGACTATGCGCTTGCGCTGGAGGCCGGAAACGTCGCCGCGAAAGCTGTTGAGCGCGAATCGATGAACTGGTTGCTGAATTTGATTACAGACAACCTTATGTTTATTCAAGATCATGGCGCTCAACAATATTTCTCTTCTGACTTGAAGCCGGATGGATACCCGAAAAACGCCATTGTTGTCAGCAACTCTGGAACGCCTTCAGCACCTGAGTGGCGCATCTTTCAAAGCGTGGTCGACGGCAACACAAGCGCCGTACCAGCTAACGGAGAAACGGAATCTTGGCAGGAATTAACACTGCCCAGCGAAGCGCGAAAATACATTCCTATGCCTGCTGGCGGCGATGCGCAAAACCCGTACTTCGTTCGCGGATTGATTTCAAGCTTTGTTGACTTCGATAATATTACGACTTCCACAACTATCGTCATTCAATCCGATGCCGTCGCCGCTCTTTGCTCTAACATCCCGAATGCGGTTGGCGCAACGAAGGTTGCAGGTCGACTGCAGGTCTGCGCTTGGCAGGTCAATGCGCAGACCTTTGCTTTGCAGCAATATACATCAATGAATGGCTATTTGTTTACTCGCTCTTATACTTCTGGTGCTTGGAGTGCTTGGATTCAAAATGCCACTGTTCAAGACGTGCAAATCGGAACTCCAAACCTTGCATCTGGTAAAGGCGCGCAAGATATAATCCTCACCGTTCCAGCAGGGTATTCATGGCCGCCTTCTGCGGGTAGTCGTTTGACCATCGTCAATGACGTGACTACTACCGGACCTGTCACCGTGACCATTGGTGTAAACAAAGTTGCCGTTCTTGGATTCGACGGCGGCGAGTTACCAGCTGGCGCTATCGTAGGCTTGTTGCCATTCACCATCATTTATGACGGCGCTGTTTGGCGTCTCCTTCAGGCATTTGGCGCGGCGCAAATCGGCGTTGATGCTACTGAGCCGCAACAGTTTGTTACAAAGCGCCAACTCGATGCTTTGGCTGCGAAGTTGATCACTATGGGTGACGTATTCGAAGTCGGTGAGACTCGATTCCTTACCAACGGAACCAACCCAAATACTAAACTGGGCGCTTACGGTCAGGTATGGACACGACTGCCTGATAACATGGTCATTAGAACATCTGGAACGTCGCGGAACGGTCTTGCCACTGGCGGCGCGGACTCTGTCACCCTTACCGCTGCCATGCTCCCTCTTCACAACCACAGCGTAAACATAACTACGCGTCAGAGCGGCCCATGGTCCAATACTACTGGAGATGCTGGAAATCACAACCACACAGGCGATACCAGTCAGAACGGCGCTCACTCTCATGGTATGGATGCAGCAGGAAATCATTACCATGACAGCGGTTGGGGAGAGGCGTATGCGGACCAAGCGCGTTACGGAGTTTATGACGGTACTCACAACAACCTTGGGAGTGCAAGGTCTGATTATGATAACTACAAATACAACACTTCAACTAATGGCAACCACGTCCATAATATTCAATCTTCTGGATCACACACTCATGGTTTGAATATAAATTACGCTGGCAATCACAGCCATGGCTATACCCTTCCCGCTCACACTCACGATGTGGTCGGTAATACTGGCGATGCAGGGCAGTCGGTGCCAACGGCTGTTGCGACTTTGCCGCGATACGTTGTTTTGAATGGCTGGTACAGAAGCGCATAAGGTGATTTATGATTAATGCAAACGTAATATCTAAAGGGACCGGATGCAGCATGGATGTTGCAGAGAAATGGGTGGACCCTTTCAAGCAGGCTTGTGAGCACTACGGAATCAAAAGCAAGAATGCCATCGCGGCATTCCTTGCAAATGTAGGAGTAGAGACAGGCAGCTTGAAGACATTTGTGGAAAATCTCAATTACTCCGCTCAAGGTCTTGCCAATACATGGCCTAGTCGTTACAGCGTCAACGGTCGCTCTGGAAGCGCCCCGAACTCATTGGCCCTGTCTATTGCCCGTAAACCTGTGGAAATCGCCAATAATACATATGCAAACCGCATGGGCAACGGTTCAGTAGCATCTGGCGACGGTTGGAAGTACCGTGGCCGTGGTGCCATTCAGCTGACTGGTAAGGCGAACTATGCGGAATATACGCGCCAATCAGGTTATGATGCATTGAACAATCCTGATATTCTGACTGAACCAAAATACATCGCTGACAGCGCGGCATGGTTCTTTAAGAATAGCGGCTGTATTCCTCTTGCGGATGCAGGAAATTTTGATTCAACCGTTAAGCGGATTAACGGGGCCGCGCCGAACGCAGCAAACCACGGTGAGTTGCGAAGAAAGCGTTACAAAGATGCACTAGCAGTTATGTAAGAAAAAGGCCCATATGGGCCTTTGTTTATTTTACGGCTTCAACTTGGACGGGCGGAGCGGAACTTGTATCAATGTCTGGTAAGTCGAAATAATACCCCGCCATACCAATTGCACCCACAATCGCGGCCCGTGCCACCTTGTTGCTAATTGACTCCCCAATAAGCTTTACCAACAGGGACAAGATTTGAGACGTCAAAGCCTTTTTCAGCCTTTTGTTTTCTTCCAAATCTTTCTGCATAACTACCACCCATGTCAACGCACTTCCTGTGTCTTAACATTACCTGAAGCATCTCTCAAGGGCAGTGGATAGTAGGCCATTTGGTAGTCTGATACGCCTTCAATGTGATAAAACACGATTACGTCTTTGCTGTTGATGAGCATGTTAACGACATCTGATTTATCTTCTGGAGTGAGTATTAGTGCGCCGCCTGTCCTGCTGTCTACTGCAACAGGGTATGTCTTGTCGACAAGGCCGCTGTCCAATGTATTATACCTGACAACGATTTCAGGGGCATCAACTTTTGCCATTGACATTCCGAACACAAACGACACGACTTGTCGACCGCGATCATTCATTACGCACATCTTTTCTTTGTCAAATCTTTCTTTTATTACGTCGTATTTGTTCCAGCAGAACTCAAAGGATTGCCCATTGTTGAAATATCTCGTCAAAACTTTCGCAATTCCATTCGGCGGAGTAAACATATTTTCAGCCGATGCAGTCTTGGTGAAGAATATAACTGTCAGCATGGCCATGATGATGATCAAAACAATCTTTAATTTGTTAGCTTTCATTATAATTCACCTTTTGATTATGAATATTAATAGTATAGGCTTAAGGTTTTGAAAGTAAATACGCCGAAAGTAAATAAAAGAAAAGCCGGAAATTTCCGGCTTATGTATACACTGTATATTAAATTCTATAAAACGGCGCGATAGATTATACGCAACAATTATTTATCCAGTGTGTTAAAAATACTCCATATCGGTAATATCACGGAAGCACTTATACAAGGCAGAGCGCGGCACGTCAACGATGCCAAAGTTAAAGAATTTATATGTCAGATATTTGTTGCGATAGTTCTCGCGATTCTCCCAAAGCATTTTTCTCTCTGCCATAGGCATTGAACCAGCGGAGACGCGGAAAGGAATCATTTCGCCTTTCTCATCAACATATTTTGGATTGACAACCACAAATGATCCAAGGTATCCTTTCGCAACTAAGCCTTCAGCCTCTTTCGAACGCTTAGTGCGACCCAACTCATCAATGAATGCCTCGTTGTTGTTCTCCATCATCTCAACGAAGTCTATGATCAATCCTTCTTCATCGGTCCACGGCTTGTCCTTCCACACATCACGTGACTTTGGCGTCGCGCGGCCATGCTTGTATTTGCCCGTCCAAGACTTGCCATACAAGCCTTCATAGCCAAGCTGGTCTGCTTCGATTTGCATTGCCGCGTACTGTTCCATATTTTCGATGTTTCGATATTCGAGAGCGCGAAGGAATGGGCGTCGACCATGGTTGATGAGGTGCTGATTGACTTCAGCAACTCTAGCGCGATAGTTTGCATAACGCTTTTCAAAAGGCAAATCAGGGTCGCTGAAGTCATCAAACACCCACCATGTAAAGTTAGTGATTGCATCAGTATTCATGCAGGCTGTATAGGCTTGCTGCATGACGTTCTTGTCGTTCGGATTGCCGTCAATAAGCTCTCCATCAAGGCCATGAATCAATTCACCCAAAAAGAGGAACTCTTTTTTGATTTGAATGTTGCGCAGAGCCATGCCGGACGTGCCCATTGGCAAGTTGTCATACGCCATCGCGCGTATGCCATCGACCTTGAAGGACAACCCGCAAGGCAGCGGCACATCTTCGCCGCGCTCGATAATTTGCTTACGCTGGCAACCCTTCATTGGTTTTAATGCTTTGATTTCCCCTGCCATTATTCGCGACCCTCATTCATTACTTGTTCCATTGCGTAGGCATAAGCCTGATCAGTCGATTTGATGAACGTGCCGTTGTACATCACCCCTTTACGGTCCTTGATGTCTTCATAGGCGGCTTGAGCGCAATCAGAAAGTCGAAGTCCATAATCATGCGCTACGCCGGAAAGATAATCCACAGCGGCCATGATGGTGACATCAATATCCATGCTCTGATTTTTAGCAATGGCGTCGCCAAGTCGTCCGAGCGTCTTTGCCAAGCGAAGGATAAAGGAATGAGGGTGAGCGCCTTTGTCAGCGCAACCGCCGCCGTTAATGTCTTCGATTTTTGCGCCATTTTGCGCGGCAAGAATAGTTAACACAACAAGGCAATCGCCGATGTCGTCCTTGATGGCGGCTTGTAAATCACAGATGGCCTGCTCTGTATATCCGATTTCAGGGTCAAAGAACACAAGGTCATGTAATTGATCAACGTGGTCGGTCAACTCCCCAAACTCGCTAATAAGCTTCGGGTATTGGTCTTTAAGGCCGCAACCTTTGATGATGTTACGGTCAGAAGCCCACTGGCGAATGTTTGCATAAATCTGGTTCATTTATTTTCCTTTGATGCGTTGAATTGGTCGATTTTAATTTTAGCCTGATTATAAGTATCAATCAAGCTATTAACTTTCTCTTTTAATCGGTTCGTTTCTGCGGCGAACTGAACAAGAAATCGGACATCCTCTTCTGATAGTCCACAGTTTCCTTCTGGGATAGAGAGGCGTCCAGTGGTCGCAGAGTCGGGCACACTCCTGAGTAATTCACGGGAGCAGCTGAGTTGCTCGCGCAGCTTGATATTCCCAGACTTGTAACGAGCAATAGTGTCATCAGCAACCAGTTGCGCTTCCTGGCGACCCTTCTCATATGCCGATGCCGATTCAACCTGTAAAGATGCAATTTGCTCTTCGAGTGCATTTATCTTGTCCTTACGCTCATTAAGCGATGTCAGATATTGATTATCCTTGGCCAGTGATGCGTTGGTTTGCTGAAGGTCTTCAACGTATGATCCAGCGGCGAACGCGCCAACAAGGGCCAGAATTTTCAGAAGCGGCACAATTCTTTCTATCATGATGCACCAGATAAATAAAAGGCCGCCAATCGGCAGCCTTGTTGATTTGATTGTCGATTAAAACTCTTCTGCGTCAGTCGGAGTTTCGTTGACAGGACCAGCGGCACCGCTTGCTTCTTCCTGCTTGCTGCGGTCAATGTTAACGTTGCCGCCAACTACGTCGTTGTGGAATGCTTTGGCGACTTCATACAGACCTTTGTCCTGCACCAGACCTTCCAGCTCAAACTTCAGAACTGACCAGGTGTTGCCGTCTTTGGACTGAGACGCAGTACCCATGCGAACGATGTTCATAAAGGTCGGCGGAGTTTTCAGGCCCTGCGGAGTCTGAACTTTCTTCTGCTGCAGAGCGGTCATCAGCATGCGAGACGGCTTGATCATGGAAGAAGTCAGAGACAGCATTGCGCTACCAAATTCACCAGTTTCTTCGTTTAACAGGATCACAAAGTGGTTACGTGTATCTGCGTAGTAAGGTGATTTCTTCTCGTGCACTTTGCCGTTTTCATCCGGCACAAACACCTTACCGTTGATCTCAACAGCGCGGCCTGCCGCGACTTCTGCATCAACGTGCTCTTTGGTGAATTCACCTTTAAAGCCTTTATCGTCTGACTCGCGACCGCCCCAAAGGATGAAGGTGCGTTTGAATGCGCAAGGGATGATCTGCACGCCTTTCTTGCCGTCATACAACTCACCAGTAACTGTGTTGTACAGCATACCAGCTTTTGCGCCAGGCACGTGTTTTGGATCATCTTCGTCGACCATCGGAGACATCTTTTGCAGTACAACGATAAAAGGAATGGCATAAGCGTCGGCATCGGCACCTTCAAAACCAGCGCCAAAATCGGTCATATCGACAAAATCAGCCATAGCGGACATCTGGGTGTTTTTCACTGCAACTTCGGTAGTTTCTTTCTTAGACATTTGATGTTTTCCTATAGTATCAAGTTTCGTGGCAACCTGATTTCAAGATAAAGGTTAAATTACTTTTTGCTTTTAGGCAAGGTTATTTTAGCTTCTTTATACTCAAAAACGCTAATATCTTCACTAACTGGATTACCCGCTTCCAGCTGTTCTTTTACAAATGACTTCAGTGTAGCAGAATGAACGCCTTGTTTCAACGTGGCTTCAACACCGTCTTCACGCAGCGCGGCAACAATCTCTTGCGCTTGCTCGATTTCTTCGCGACCGAACTCAGCCGTGACGCTGGACTTGATCAAGCCGCCGTAACCGTTGTTGACAAGCCAATCGAATACTTTCAATTCATTTTCTTTCTTGATTGAAGCATTGACTTTTGACTCTACCTTGATTTTGGTTTTGTCTTCAAGCTTGATTTCGGACACGCCAAGCTCATCCATAACGCCAGGAAGCAGAACAGTTTTGATTTCACTGATGCGCTGCTTTTGCATATCAGCTTCATCTTCAAGCTCTGTCAAAGCTTCTTGGCGTTCTGCCAATTCCGATACTAAGCGCGCAAGGCGCTCTTGAATGCTCTCAGGAGCGACCTGCGGCAAATCATCTTCCCAATTAATATTGCTCATATTTTACCTTCTTGCATTAGCCCTTCAACACGGGTCATTTGATAACGTTCAGGTTTCCAAGCCGCCAAAGCCTTCTCAGCGCCTTTTAAAGTTTTATATGCCTTGATGCCAGGCATAATAACGGTATTCACCCCAGCACCGTTGCCATAATCAAACTCTTTTACAACGCGGAATATGCCGTCAATTTCTTTGACCAAAAGACGTTTGAACGCGATTGCGCCAGTAGCTTCATTTTTGTAACGTTCAAGGATGCGTACCATTTTGTATTCCTCTGTTTCGTTTCGATGAAGTAATTATGACTCATCTTCCCTGACAAGTCAAATTATTTTTGATATTAATTCATCTTTTTGCCGTCGAGGATGTGATCAGCAAGCATAGACTTCATACTTAGTGAACGCTGAATTTCTTCGTCGATGGTATCAACACCAATAAAATCAACATACAATACGCTTGATTTTGTTCCGATGCGGTGATTTCGGTCTTCGGATTGCTTGCGCAACTCGTTGTCATAGTTGCAAGAATAGTAGATTGCCAAGTCAGCGGCGGTAAGCGTGATGCCGATGCCTGCCGCTGCAGCGTGGCAAACCAATACCTGTGTTCCGCCATTCGCCACTGTGTTCTTCTGGAAGTCATCAATTAAGAACTCGCGTTGCTCTTTTGACGTTTCACCGTTGTATACACCAGTGACCACGCCTTCAGACTCAAGCCAATCCTTAATCTGGTTCATCTCTTCCTTAAAGATGGCCCAAACAATGAATTTGCGCTCTGGGTCATCTTCCAACACCCCTTCCACATAGTCCTTAAATGCCGTGAATCGTGGGTTGTCTTCCATGTAGACCATCTCATCATACACCTTAACAAAGCCGGATGTCACCTGCTTCATCTTAGTGCGCGACGCGATCATCTCAAACTTGACGTTTTCTTCTTCGCCTTTGTACTCCATCAGATAGTTGTACTCATTCTTGAGTTCATCGTAAACATCGCGTTGTTTAGGCGACAACTCGAAGTCAATAAACTTGTACACCTTCTCTGGAAGGTCCGGCAAGTATTCCGCTTTTGTCGCACGAAAATAGTGCGGTTCCATCAGCCGGATAAGCTTGTCAAGGTTTTTGTACATCGGTCGGCCAAACTGGTCTTTGCGCGGCACTTGCGGAATCCCATGGCCATTGCCGCCGATTTTCTTGAGGATGGCTTGCATCTCTGGGTCGTGCGCTTCAAGTAGCACCGTGAATTCAGAGTTGAATGCACGGAATGATTTGGTGCCGAGCAAGCCTGCTTCAAGGAAGTGGTATTGCATGTAAATATCCGCAGGCGAGCGCGGCAACGGCGTGCCAGAAAGGATTCGACGGGCCTTTGCCAGCCGTCCCAATTCCACAACCTTGATGGAGCGTTTTGCTGTGTTATTCTTGATTCGCGTTGATTCGTCGATAATCATCAGGCAGCGGTATTTCTTCAAGACCGACTCGATGTGTTGATAACCGACTGGTGTGTTGACTGTGTCGATGTTGAATGAGAAAATGCGCGCAGGCACTTCGCCTTCAGGGTAGTGATCAGCAAACATCTTCTCCCAAAGCGCCTTGCCCTTTTTAGTCTTCATCTTGTCATTGCCGCGCCAGTAGTGCCCAATCCACTTGATGGAAAGGTGTTCTGGTGCTTCACGACGAATCCAGTTTGAGTGGACACCGTTTGGAGCGATGACGACCATGGCATCGAACGCGCCAGCGACGAAGTGCTTTTCAAACTCTGCCAAAGCGGTCCAAGTTTTACCAAGACCCTGTTCCATGAAATAGGCAAAGTATTTTCTGCGGCCTGCTTTATCAAGCGCCAGAAGCTGGTGGCGCATCCCTTGTGTTTTCATGACAATTCCTCTAAATACTTGATGATGTGGTGAATAGTTCCCTTCACGATTATCTCACGTTGAACGTCTGCAATATTATAACGCTTTAATTCAATCGAAGGGTGGACTAAATAAAACATCTTCTCAGAATCGACTTTAAGCAAAACAAATGATGGGTATTTCCAATCATTCCACGAAGAAAGAAAGCTGCACTGACCTTTCTCAAATGCATTTCTGAAAGGTGCAGTGGTGGCCCTTGCAGGCCACGATTCAAAGAACTTCATTTCAAGCCAAAAGCCGCGCCCTTTCCGGTTGGTGCCGATTACGTCCGGCACGCCATCACCCGTCATCGATTCGATTCGTTGAAGCTTCAATATTGATTCTGAATGTTTCTTCAAAGGAACGAAAATGTATTTTTGTTCACGGTTATTTGTTGCCATCTGGATACACCTGTTTGATCACGTCGACGATAAACATGTCAATGCCTTCAAGCTTGCGGCCTTTCATCAGGAAGAATGCACCGTTCCCAACGTTCTCTGCGATGTATTTCCCGTACTTCTGGAACTTCTCTGGGCGAATCCTGAAGCGCATTGGCGAGTCTGTCGAATCATCCTTGCACATAAGGTCGATGAACTGGGTCTCAATCTTGTTTCCAAACTTATCCTTATCCGCATAGCGGCCATCAGCTTGAAGACCCTTTTTAAGTTTGCCGTGCTTTGTATAAATGCCGCGCTCAAGACGTTTACGGATGCGTGTTGCTTCGTTTTCATCTGCCAGCACTTTCTTGGTCAACTTGCCGATTACTATTGCACGCTCGTCATCGCCGACTTCCTTCATCTGGCGTATTGAAGCACCGGAAGTAACGCCAATCAGATATGGGTCATTATACGCCCAACCGAACTTGGTGTGCATCTCTGTAAGGTCGCCGTATTTGACTTCAGCATTTGCCAATGCGTCCTTTTGTTTTTGCGTTAAGGTTCCGGCTTCACGTGCTTCGATGTACTTCATCGCCTTCACCATTCCGTACCCTTTAGCGTTCATTATGCCGCCAATTAGCTTTCCGTTAGCGATGGTCCAGTTCATTGAAGAGTGATCAGGGTCGATTGGCACATAATCCACGCCTTCCTTCGCAAGTTCACGTAATATCGCAATCGTCTGGTCTTCGTCCTTAGCAGCGCGTAAGCAAGCAGCAGCAAATTCCAACGGGTAGTGTCGTTTAAGCCACAAGGTCCAGTAGGTCACGACCGCGTATGACACGGAGTGTGACTTGTTAAAGCCCCATGACCCGAACGTCGCCATCGCCTGCCAAAGCTTTCTTGCATCCGCTTCCGGTACGCCGTTATTTATTGCGCCTGCAACGAAGTCTTCGCCAAGCTTGTTAAAGTATTCCTCACCCTTACGACCTGACATCGCCTTACGTACAGCGGATGTTTTCGCCCAGTCAAATGAACCAATCTCTTTAACCACGGCCATGATTTGCTCTTGGTAAAGAAACACGCCGTAAGTCTCTTTTAAGTACGGCTCAAGTTGCGGTACGTCGTACTCAATCGGCGCACGTCCTGCCGCGCGTTCAATGTATTTCTGGGCCATACCGGACGACAACGGGCCAGGTCGGCCAAGTGCTGTCAGGTTATCGATTTTGTTAAAGTTATCAACGTGCACAAAGTTGGTCACTGAGCGTACAGCGTCGCCTTCAAACTGGAAGATGCCTGACATCTTGTTTTCGTTAAGGATGTCAAGGACGCTTTGGTCATCAAGCTTGATTCCGTACAGCGTTTCAGCATCTATCACACCAGTATCAGAAATGATTCCGAGGGTACGAAGACCCAATGCATCAAGCTTCAAAAGGTTAAGGTATTCGCTGTCAGGCTTATCAATTTGCGCAATCCCTTCCGCCGTCACTGTACAGTAATCAGAGATTGGGTCATTACACACGATGATTCCCGCTGCGTGAACGCCAGTGTGGGAAGGGTGAATCTCAAGGTCACCCATGCATCGCGCGGCATCGGGATATTTAGCCACAAACTCTTGGCCCGTGGTCGTTGTTGCAAAGGTATCCTCCAGGCCGTGACCATAACGGGCGTCACCAGATGAGTATTCAAGCAATGCGTTTTTAATGTTGGCCGTTTCGTGATATCCAATGTTGAATTTCTTACCAACTTGAGCCATTACTGAGTTGGCCTTAAGCGTGTTGATGTTGCCAAGCTTTGCAACGTTCATTTCGCCGTATTTTTCTTTAAGGTAATCAAACACCATATAGCGTTTGGTATCCTCAAAGTCAATATCAATATCAGGAAGGTCGGCGCGGCTTACGTCGATGAATCGGGCGAACAGCAGCTTATACGGGATTGGGTCAACTTCCGTGATGCCGAGGCAATAACAAACCAGTGAACCAGCCGATGAGCCGCGAGCGGGTCCGACGAGCATTTTTGTTTTTGCAAATCGTACAAGGTCCGCTACCACCAGAAAGTATGAGTCGAAATCTTTCAGCTGAATCTGGTGAATCTCTTCGTTGAATCGGTCCTCATATTCCTGAGTCCATTCTTTGATGTGACCTGCCTTAAGGCGGTACTCCATACCCTCACGAGCAAGCTTTACCATGTCACCAGCAAGGTGGATAATCGGTGCCTTGCGCAGCTTCAGGTCAAGTCCCACGATTCCGTTTGCAATATCAACCGCATTGGCAGTTGCTTGATTCAACTCATCTTCGGTCAGGATTCCTTTAAGCTGTTTGCGCAAGTCTTCCGCGTCAACAATGCAGTGCGGCTTGACCGTGTCGCGAACTTCCCAAGCATAAGCAAAGTCAACGTGCTCAGGTGAAGGCATGTGGTTGTATCCGGTTAAAACCAGCGGCCTTCCGTTGCTGCGGTGAGCCAATACCTGGCGCTTGGCCAAAAGGAACGATGATGGGTTGACGTCTATATAATCGTAGTCCTCTGGCCGCAGCAACTCCACGGCACCGCCACAGAATTTAACGACTCCATCGAGCGCCCCGAACTCTGCACGGGTCAGTCCGCCGCGTTGTGTTGCAAGCGTGGTCGCGTTGTAAAAGGACTTCAGGTCAAGCGCCAATATCCAAGCCTTCGGTTTGAATCCATTTTTCGGGTCCGCATCAGGGTCGATGATTGGAATTTCCATGCCGAACATAGGCTTGATATCATTCTTCTGACATTCCTTTTCCCAGCGAACGTGACCCCATGTATTATTATCAACTAATGCCGCGACTTCGCAGCCCAACTCTTTGAGCCGTGCTATAATTTCAGGATGCCGTCCATATACTTCTTTGAACGTGTAACCGCTGCGAACTCTCAATTGTGGAAACATTATTTACTCCATATGTCATATACGCCAATTTGTTGGCAGACTTTGTGCAGTAATATTACGTCGTCTAATGCACGGTGCTTCTGTTCATATTTTCCGAAATATAATTCATACAGCTCTTGAAGCTTAACTCTTCGGCCAAAAATAGGCAAGGTTTGCTCGACTGTACAAATGTTTATTTCTGGAAAATTAACATCACCAAGTGTAAGACCTTCGCGCTGTAATGCATAGTCAAGAATGTTTTTATCAAACGCATGGTTGTGCGCGATAGTTGCATCCGTCTTCTTGAAGATTTCTTTTAGTTGCGGAACGAAATGGATGAAGGGTGGATTACACTCAAGGTCTTCGTTGGTTAATCCGGTAATCTTTGTGATGATTTCTTCAATCACAATTTCAGGATTAATTATGAACTCGAACGTTTCAAGAATCTCTTTGCCGTCCGTCAGCAGTCCTGCAAATTCAATAGGGCGCGGCTGCATTCCAAGCGGCGCTTTCGGGTGCACGGTTAATCCGGTTGTTTCGAAGTCATAAGGGAGAAATAACACATTGGCCTCCTACAAAAAGGCCGCCCATTAGGACGGCCACAGATTCACGATTCGTTATGCAGTGTACGGAGTACCGTCTTGATTCAAGCGCACGATAAACTTCAAATCAACGCCGATGATTTCACGCGTATCAAAGATCACATAGTTGTAACGACGCTGACCAGCAATATTTGGGTTGGTGTGAGAGTCGGTCACAACTTCCTGCGCAACCTGAATGCCTTCTTCTTTAAAGAACTTGCGCCATTCAGCAAGTTCAGCGGCAGTCACGTGCATACCAAGATGGCTAACCTGATTGTCGTGCGCATCGATGTATTCGATGTTTTCGTGAATCCAGTTGCAACCTTTTGTATAGTCAAGAATTTCAAGCTCAAGAGGCTTACCAGCGCCGCCATCGGTGCCGTTGCCAGCCTGATAGTTGAAGCGCAAGTCAGCTTCGTTGGTGCAATCGCCGCGCTGACCCTTAAAGACATCAGCTTCAAATACGCGACCAGTAGCAACAACGTGATCATGGAACCATTCTGTCAGGCCGATTTTAGCCAGGAAATTCTGTGCGCGCTGAGCACCTGGAATTGACAGGGCGATTTGTTCAATTTTAAAGTGTGGCATTTTGTTTCCTTAATTAAATATTATTGATTAATTACTGTGTTATCTTCGTCCTGTTTCTTTTCAGGAGCGGGTGTGACAACTTCAAATGTTCGTGATTTATTTCCCAAATGGAATATCAGTACCAGACATAAAACGCCATGCGCCCGTAATTAAGATATGGCGAATGAAGTCAGCAATTACTTGCGGCTCAGTCTCCAATCCATTCATCAACGCCTTTTTCTGGTATTCAGCAGCATACTCAGGAGTCCAGCCGCGAGTCGCGCAAACAGCATCTTCAATCTGTTTGGACATACCAGTGCCGCGCAACTTGTTAGGACTAATAGAAAATACCGTGATCCCGTATTTAGGCGTAAGCTCGTGAGCCATCTGCTTGCTAATCATGAGCGCAGCAGCCTTGGAAGCATTATAACACAAGCTGGACGTCATAGGAATATGCGCAGCGTTGGAAACGATATTGATCACAAAACCTTTGTTGTCGATAAGACTTTTCAGCGCGGCTTGAGTCGTGTTGACGAAAGAGAAGGCGTTGGTGTGCATAACGCGATTGAACTCTTCGTAGTTAACATCTTCAAACCAGTTGTTGGAGTTGACGCCAGCACAGTTGATCAAGCCTTCTACATCATATGGGCTTAAAATTTCTTTCATCTGTTTCGCGTCGCGGACGTCATATCCGTATGCTGAATCGATTCCAAGCACGTTATGACCGTAAGCGCCAAGGGTGTCAAAAATAGATTTACCAAGACCGGAATTGGAACCTGTTACAACAATTACTTTTTTCATTTATTTATCCTTTTTGGACTTCGTTTCGATGAGATAAATATAACTCATCGAAACGCACAAGTAAACTATTTATTGAAATTAATATTGTGGGTGTTGACGAGACGTTCACACATGGCGCTGTAAACACCATCGTCGTGTATAGAGTCTTCGTGCTTCAGGCCGCTGATTGCAAAGCGTGTAAGCTTGACAATCTTAAGCTCGAACAGATGCCACATGTGGTAGTCTTCCGGCGTTTTCAACGTTACGCCATTAGGGAAAAGCACCTGCATAACCTGGCCAACCATCACGGCATTATCGCCATAGACAGCGTTGCGCTCACGGAAGGTTGCTGCCATTGCATCAAGAATATCGGCGGCAGTTGCCGGAGATTGTTCAACTTCCACAGTCTTAGTCTCTTCTTGTCCTGTTGCGCTTGGATCAATTGCTAATTGTTGCACCACTTCACCTGCCTTGCAAAGATTAAATGTAAAAGCGATTTTATTTTGAGCAACGGAATTATAATACAATGCTTCATCTTGCATCCGCGCGAGCACGTCTTGTCGGTCGTCGAATACATTGATGATTCGATAATCGCCGTGCCGCAATGCGTGCGATAGCCATGCAGATTTCATAATAGTTGATGGACGTTTGTCGCCATAGTCTCTCATCTTGATTGTAAATTCATCAAAAGGAAAAACATTGTCCAGACGTTCAAAAGTCACTTGTCTGTATTTTTCTGGCCTTGCAGTCCAATATTCAACCGCCTCACCGCGAAGAGATGCCGACTCTACTGCTGATGCAATGCGAGGATAGAACTGATCATAACCAATACCGCTGTGATAGTCATCATAGTCTGACAACGGACCTGCCACCTTTATGCGGTCCAAGCGCCAACGGTCATCAAACAGCGTTCCGTCAAGGTCGAATACGTTTAATATTTGGTTATTTTTAATACTCATCCCTTTGACACTCCATCTTTAGCAACTGGATTGTTGGTGATTGGCGCGGCATCCCAAAACTGGATGCGCAACTCTTCTTGCTGTGCCGTGGTATCCATCCAATCACGATACCAAGGGCAATGGGCTTTGCCATGACGAGGAAACGCGCATTTACCCATACCGATGCATTGCGGCTGTAGTAAAGGATTAGCCCACGGGTGCACCTTGAGGACTTCCGCAACCATTGCGCGAAATACTTCTTGATACTCGCCTTGGGTGCGCGTGCACAAGCGGTTGGAAGCCATCTGTTGCAGCGTGCGCAAGTTGAACTTTGCCATGATATGCGTTTGCATATTAGAAGGCAACACGGCACGTGCATCTTGAATCTCTGCGCCAGCCGCGCGAAGTTCTTGGTATAGGGCGTCAATGGTCGCCATTGCATCATCCCAGGTGTTAGCCAACTTCAAACGCTGCTCGTCGATTCTCTCGCCGATAACCCTGTCAGGGTCGTCATACTCAAACGCTTTCGGACGAATCGCATCAAACGCAGAAGACTCCTGAGCGCGGCTGGTGCGTTCTTGATATGCGCCTGTGCGTGTGCGTACCATCTGATGGGTCATGTTCTTTGATACATCTGTGATATCAAAAATATAGTCCACAAAGTCAAAAGGTGACTTGATTGTATCGAGCATGTAGCGCCAATGCTCTTGCTTCTCTGATTCCGTCATCTCAGAGACAGGCTTACCAGTCATGCGCGTGTTCTTTGTTTCCAGCAAAAGGTCAAGTGCATCTTGGGTGTATCGAATTAATTCAACTTTCATTTTAATTATCCTATTAACGGTAATTCACTAGTTGCTGATCACCAGAGAAGGTGCAATGATAAACGAATTGTGCGTTATAAAGCAACTGAAAACTTTTCTTTGGTTCACTATTAGCACTCATCGATGTGAATACTTCTGCACCGGAACGGTTTTCACCGATTAAGTTGACAAAGCCGCCAGTTGTGCGAGGTTGAACGAAAGTGAAGCGTTGCATCCACGGAGTCCGGTTGGCACCTTTACCTGTGAATCCTTGAATCTGAATATTCAGACCTTCTTGCTCGTTCACACCGATGTAAGTGGTAATCTTTGCACCAGTCGTTGCTGCGGTCTTCCCGTCCATCGCTTCGCAATCGTAAACAGCGATTGAATCGGAAGTGCGGATGGCAGCTTCAGTCGCTTCCATATACATGGTGCCGAGAATAGCAGTTGCGGCAAGCGCGATTCCAGTGATTCGTTTCATTTTCGTTTCCTCTATGAGTTCTGCTTCAATGATTAAAGTATACGCCCATTGAAGCAGAAAGCAAATTATTTATTAGCAATATAAGCAAATTTTTGATAGTTATTTGCTTTGATGAGTTTTTCGACTTCAACAAGGTCATGAGCGACGTCATCAAGCAAAATGTTTCGCCAGGTAGCGAATCTACCGACACTAAAAACGTTCAAATCCATAGTCAGCTGCAGGAGTAGGGCGTGTCGCAAGTCTTTCGGAATGTCGACAATCTTGCCATATTTCTGGTCGACCTTTTCAACTTCTTCAAGAGCGATATCACTCCATGAAAGGCCAAATGCCGTCAACACTTCGTCGACTTCTGCGCGAAGCTTCATGTCACGGTAACGAGTGATGCCTCCAGCGGCTTCAACTGCAGCTTCACTTACGCTGACTAAAGGAATTGTTTCAATGATAAGCGTGTCACCAGTAATTGATGCGCGGTAAGTTCTGACGGAGTAGTCAGGGAAGTAAATTGTCTGATACAAATCACACTTACGTTTAATCTTAAAGCGGTAAACGCGAATGTTTGCTTTATCAAATGAAAAATCAAGCTTTTGATCAATTCCAGCAAGCTTCATCATGACTGGCAGCGGCGACGTGTTGATGATTGGCGTCTCGCTATAGCCGCAAAGAGTATCAACAGGAGTATTAAAGAATATGCGGTCACCCAGTTTGTCGACAAGCTGATCATAAAAGTCATCAGGCGCAATATAACGCGTTGCAGTCTTAAGCTTCATGATTGAACGGCTGCCAAACTGATTGGTGACCTTCATGGAATACATATTGGCAAGGTTAATTGGGCAATGGTCATGGTAGTAGTTGCCGCGAAAATACACAGCCTTGTCAACTGTCACGGCCTTAAAGGGGATTCCGGTAATACGGCTTACTTCTTCGCCACGGAAGCGTAGCAATGCCTTGTGCTGTTGCGCTCGTTCCCCTGCTTCGTACACAACAGAGTTCGGGAAGTGACACGCTGTGATAAGTCCTGCCAGTCCGCCGCCGATAATCATTACAGGTTGTTTCATGTTCATTTGTCCTTTGTGGGTGATATGAGAAGTATAATAGCTAAATTATTTTACAGCAACAAGTCATTTTATTTAGTACAGATGAAAAAAGACCCACAACAAGTGTGGGTCAATTACCGCTGCATAACCGTCCTAAGGTTATTCCGCTTGATCACCGTCTTCGGCATCGTCGTTGGATTCAACATCGACAAACTCGATGTGACCCATCTCTTCCAGCTTGCTCAGGTAGGAGCGAACGGAAGCGCCAAACAGTTGATCTTTAACTTTTTCGCCCAGCTCATCGATAGACTGCGCCACGCCAACTTCGCCTTCTTTGATCGCCGCCAGAACGCGTCCACGGGTGGAGTGCTCTTGCGGCTGGCTCAGGCCATTGCCAGTGTAGATGAAGTGAGTAGCTTTTGCACGACGCTGACCGTTTGCCTTTTTAGCGGCCTTACGTTCTGCGATGGCTTTGCGACGTTCTTCAGCTTCTTTCTTACGCTGTTCTTTCTGCTGTTCTGCAGCTTCTTTCGCCGCAATCTTAGCAGCTTCACGCTCTGCCTTGCGTTTCGCTTTAGCTTCTTCTTTAGCCTTCTCTTTTTCGGCCTTCGCTGCAGCACGGGCTTGATCACGCTCTGCTTTCTTAGCAGCAGCTTGCTCAGCTTTCAGACGCTTGGCTTCTTCTTTAGCCTTCGCCTTTTCGATTTCTTTTGCTGCTTTAGCGGCTTCACGCTCTGCCTTCTTAGCAGCAGCCTTTTCTGCACGCTCTTTGGCTTTCTTCGCTGCTTCTTCAGCACGTTTCTGAGCCTTCTCATCAGCAGCCTGCTTACGTTTCAGTGCAGCTTCTTCACGCTTGGCTTGTTTTTCCTGCTCACGCTTTTGGCGTTTTTCTTCGGCTTCTTTCTTTTTAGCCAGGCGTTTTTCTTCAGCCACGCGACGACGTTCTGCTGCAGCTGCTTGTTTTTCTTCTTTAGATAATACTTTGATTGCTTCGGCCATGTTCACAGTCCTTAAATAAATTAGTTTATTTTATATTCCCCGTTTGGGATAACTTAATTATGCCTTCAGTCGCCGCCAGTAGCAACTAAAAACTCTGGCGGCAATGCCACTTTAATTAAACTGATTTTCAGTTTTATTTTTCGTAAATTTACGTCAACATTAACGCGCTTTCAAATCACGGTACACAGTCAGATTCTTCTTAGCGCGGGTAATAGCCGTATACATCATCTTGGCATACGGAACGCCGCGCAAGATTTCTTCCAGCACGCACACATTGTCCCACTCGCTGCCTTGCGATTTGTGCACCGTTATGACATAGCCATAGTCCATTCCTCCAACAGCGCGTTGGGCCTCTTTGCGCACTTCCTGATCAGTAGAGAAGGAAAGAGGATTTATCTTCACCTTTATATCTTTGCCATCGGTAAGCGAGCGCAAATTGACATACATTATTTCATTAGACTCATCTTCATCCCTTTCAAAGTCCGGCACTGGCTCATAACTAATAACAATTCCTTGTTCGCCATTACAGAATCCTGGCCCGTGTTGGTTGAATGTGCAAATAACTTTCTCGCCGATTCCTGGCATTGGCGTTATACGTCCGCTCACTTGTCGCAATAATGAATTCCATTTATCTTTGGTGCTATTATAAGAGCAAATAATTTGATCATCTTCGCCCATAAATTTCTTCAGAGCGGTAACGCGCGGCGATTCAGCCAACACCTTTACATCATCATATTCACGCGGAGGAAGTCGGTTGCCCTGTCGCACGAAGAAGGAAGCGCGGATTATGTTGGACTCTTTCCCCTGCCGCATGATTTCGGTCAACAGTACGTCAACTGCATCTTCAGTAAAGTAGGCAGCGGCTTTTACCGGAGGGACTTGTCCAATGTCGCCTAATGCCAGCACAGGGATGCGGTGATCAAGAAGGCGTTCTGTGTCCCACTCACCGACCATTGAAGCTTCATCAAGGACGACAAGATGCGGCCTTTCATCAAGAGTTGACTTTCTTGCGAATATTGGTTCATTGTCATCGTTAACGCCGCGCACGTTATAGATGAACTGGTGAAGGGTCTTAGCGCCACGACACCCTTTCTGCTTCAATCGGCTGGCTGCCTTTCCGGTCGGCGCAATATAAATGGCACCGTACTCACCGACACAACGGCGCACAATCTCACGCGCAATAGAGGTTTTACCTGTTCCTGCATAGCCAGCGATGAAAAATACGCGCTTCGTTGTTTTACCGTCCTGCAATCGCTTGTACCATGCAACGGCCTTTTCGATGGCATCAATTTGTTGCGCGTTGAACTGAATCACCGGCTCATCATTAAATTCTGGAATGTTCATTATAACTCCACTACGCTTTCAAGGTCCAGATATACTGGAATAAAATGGCAATCTTCTTTTCGTTCAAACATCTCACCGTCAACTCGGCTGAAGAAAACAGTCGTGTTTGGTATCTTCCACCCTTGCTCGTCGCGCACCAGGTACGCCATGGATTCAACAGGGATGTAAAGTGATACCGGATTTGCGGCAAAGATGAATTTGATTCTGTCTGGTTGACCCAGGAATCGCATAATTGTAAGACTTGAATTCAGTCTTGTATTAAGGAAGGACTCAACGATGCCGACGTGTGTTGCACGTTCGCGTTGCTTCGTATCTTTTTCGTTCATTTCAGGCGACCTTTGTTAGTGCGGAAATATTTTCTGATAGTATAATTGCAGATATAGTATAAAGCAAAGTAAATCGAAATTGTGAAATAAATGGTAAATATTGTTGACTTTGTATCACTCAATATTATACTGCAGGTATTGATCACCGAAGGAAAGAAAGATGGCTAGTTTAAGAGAAGAAGCAAAAATAATTGAAGAGTTTTTGACGGAACTCCAAAGAGGCATTCCAGAAGATGAACGCGTCATGACCGTGTTTGCGCCTGAAGCAACGGTGCAGACCGACGAGCGCGGCAAAAAGATTAACAGCAGCTTCTGGCCTAAGCCTTGGAAGCTTGGCAAGCCGCTGATGCAACATCAGAACGGTTACGCCTGCATAAGTTCAATGCGTAAGTCTCCCAACCCCAAGACAGGCGAGATGCGATACTGGCGCACGGAATCGGCTTTCGGTCATGGCATGGCGATGATGGTCGACGACATTGGTCACGGTAAAGGGTCCAAAGGCGATTTAGATTTGGAATTCTTTTTCGAGCGCCTGAAGCCAACCGTCATTGTCGAGACTTCACCGAACAACCACCAGCTGTGGTATTTCTTTAAAGACCCGATTGACCATCTTATCCAGTTCAAAGCATTCCTTGGGTCTTTCGTAAACATGGTACTCAAGAAGGGCGGCGACAACACGATTAAAGATGTAACGCGCGTGGGCCGTGTTCCTGGGTGCATCAACAACAAGCGTGTGACTCACGACGGCCCCTATAAATATGTCGATGAGAACGGCGACCCGTTCCGCTGCCGACTTGTTCATGCAGACTATTCTTTGCGCTACACAATCGAAGAGATTTGCCAAGCCTTCGGTTTCCACGTCGTTATGCCGCAAAAGCGTGAAATTCAAATCGACGTTGACGAATACAAATATGACGCTGTTTGGTATAAGATAGCCCAGCAAATCCTTGCGCGCAATAAGATGGGCGAAGGGTCCGATGGCGATGTGGTTGAAAATATGTCAGGTAAATGTCGCATCATCTGTCCTTGGGGTGAAGAGCACACCAACGGCGACCCATACGGCGCTTATTTTCGCGGCCCAATCCCTGGCGCTGAACATGAATTCGTTTTCGGTTGCGCTCACGACTGTCACCGGAAAGGGGAAGGCAAGAAAGGATGGACCGCTTTTGTTGAAGCAGTAGTCATGCCTTATATTGAGAATCAACTTGATATGATAAATCGTCGCGCAGGTGGCATAAAATAGTTTGCTTTTATTTTTCTAGCAACTATAATCATTTTATGAACTGAAGCAGAGGTGATCTATGCAAAGCGAAGAATTGAACATCGAGCTTGAAGGTCTGTTAAATTCGTTAGAACCTAAGCACGTAGAGCTTCCCACCCTTGAAGGTGTCATGGCTCACAACCAATCGGCTGCGGCCAAACACTACTTTGAATTTGTTAAGGAATAAAAATGAACGAACCAAAAATGATGACTCCTGAAGAAGCGCAAAAACTTCGCGTGGAGAACGAGCTTAAGCTTGTCAATGAAATTCTTCCTCTGTTTAAAGGCTATGCGGTTGAAGAAGTCGTTGGCGCAATCCTTAATGTGTCGACGCACGTAGCGATGAATCTGAATGCAGAGCGTTTCAATACTTTGCTGACGATCAACAAATTTACTGTCAGTGCAACATTCACCGTTGAGCCAGTAAATTTTGAAGAAGCTGCAGCCGCAATTCAACAACAGCGAGATCAAGAGGTGTAGCATGGGCGCTTTCCGCAACGAGTTTATTTGGAACGTCACAAGCAGTCTTTCGACTTGTCCTAACTGTGCGAGCGATGTGATCAAGGTGCGGCAGCATCGCAGTGCAGAGGAAGGTGCCTGGGAGGACGGCGACCTTGTAGAGTGCCAGTGCTGCTCTCACGAAGGCGTGGTGGAGCTTTACGCAGGAGAAGGTTGTCCACCAGCAGAACGTTCAGCACGCGTTGAATGGGATGCGACAGACTCCATCGGTGATCCTCAACAGTAAATTTAGGTATAGATACATATGAAAGCCGTAAAGAAATACACATTAATCATTTCCCTTGTTATCATCCTGGGGCTATTATATGTATTGGATATGGCATATTATTTGGCAGGGGTGAGTAAATGAATATTGTAATTCTTTATGGTGAGAATATCAGCGATGACGACATCGAAGTTGCCGTTGATGTTTACGGTATCGATGAGGTGAAACGTGTTGAAGAAATTAATGGCTCAAATCTTAATGAGATTGCCAAAGAAGCTGGTTGCCCTTCGGAAGAGATTTTGGTGGTTACTAACGATGACCTGTCTTCTATGGATTGTTTGCGCCGCATCTTCACCGATTGCCAATACCTTCATTCTGTTCAGTCAGTAAACAAATTGAGAAAGGCATACGCTGACCAATTTCCTTGCTGATAGTTCACCAGTTATATTGCTTTAAACTGAGTTTTACTATATTAATATACAACGCCAGATTTCTGGCGTTTATTTACCGCACCCTGAAAGGATATATCCATGCAACAATATAACAAAGCCGTATCAGGAGGATTAAATGTCAATTGAACATGACAATCTTCCAGAGGATACAGGTGATGAATTTGGTGCAATCTTTGACGAAATTCAAGACGCTGGTGTTTCAGAAGAGATGCAAGCGGCAGAGCAGCAAGGCACCAGAGCTAAAATCAGCCTCCAGCATAAGGCTGTTGAGAAAGATGCAGAGCGCATGGAATGCTACGGTGAAGAAGACTTGGTTGAAAGAGCACGCTTGCTCGCCTCACTTCAGGTAATCAAGTTCCCTCATTATAAACCGACGAAAGATGATTTTGTTCTTCAGGCGGACCGGACGAGTGACATGAACCGTTATGCGGTTTTCGACGCGTTGTTTGATAAGGGAAGCGGCATTGTCCCATTCCCTCACAAAGATACTTTTCGTGGACGCTTAGTCGACCATCGCGGAGAAACATTCACCGACCGGACGTTGGAAGTCACAGAGATAGTTGCCGCTGTCGACGCAGCAGGCCTGTCCAACCCAAACTCACGTCAGGTCGCTCAATCCTATAAGGAATGGGCCATGCGTTATCAGCGCGACGACCTGATGGACTTCTTCTACAAGAAGCTGCCTGAATGGGACGGTACTGCGCGCATTGAAAAATACCTTATCGAGCTATTCCGACCGTTCGATACAGAGTTAAACCGACAAATCGGTGTGTATTTTTGGCTATCGCTCTATAACCGCCTGACCAATCCTGGCTGTCAAGCGCCAATCTCCATTGCGCTAATCGGCGGCCAGAACGCAGGGAAGAGTTATTTTAGTAAGCTACTTTGCGAAGCTATTATGAACGACCGCCACGCAACACCGATTCCGTTGAACTTGGCCGCGCAAAACTTCAACCCGTTCTTGCGAGCTATTACGGGTCGCTCAATTATCGCGAACGTTGGCGAGATGACAGGCTTTAAAAAGGCTGACATCGAAAACATGAAAGCATTCCTGACTAAGACGGAAGATGACCTGGACTTCAAATTTGAAGACACGCAGGTTAAACCACGCCAGTGGATTGCTATCATGGACGGCAACGAATACGCAGGCATGCAGCGTGACGATACGGGCAACCGTCGTGTTTACCCTATCTTTGTTGGCCAACTTGCTGACAAGGACGGGCAACCGAACTGGTCTAAAGACTTCCAAGCTGACCTTTCCACTTTGAAAGAAGATGTTTGGCAGCTTATGGCTGAGTGCGCTGCGTGGATGGAGAAGCACGGCGAAGCAGGTTACAACGCCTTTGTTGGTGAAACGTCTCGTATGCTTACTGAGTTCAGCAAGAATGAAATGGAACGCGCTCGCGGCGTTATCCGTGATGAGATGGTCGACAACGACCTTGTTGAAGTCGTCATTACCGCGCCTTATGACCGACATCACAGCGGACGCTGGCACATCACCAGTGGTGCAATCGCTATGGGATTCAGAGCTAAGTGCGGCAAGTCGCCTTTCTCACGCACCCTTGCGCCGCACATGTCGAAGCTTGGATTTGAGCCTGCCACCTATCGCAACCAGCGCGGCTACTTCACGCCACTGATTAAGAATGAAGCAGGGGAATACATTTCTGACTTGATGACTATCTTGGCGTATCTTATCCGCGACGAGTCTGACCCTGAAGATATTGAATTCTTGAAGAAGGTTATTGAGCGCAAACGTTCTTTAGGAAGAGATAAGGATGAATTCTGATGAATAAAGCAATCAACATCGCTAAATTCTTTCAAAATCTCGGTGAACTGAACAAAGATAGTGACGTTCACGGAGAAGAAATGAACCGGATGATTTCAACCGTGTTGCGTGGTTTTGGGTACGATAAGGACTCCATCACCTGTAAACGCACGAAGCTTGTCGATGAGACATACCTTTACTACGTTGAATTGCGCGTAGGCAAAGATTTGATGATCATCGACCCTAAATTGGAAGGGGCACATTGTTTTGGCGCTCACCCTCGTGCAAGTGAATTCAAGGGGCGCGGTCGCAACCGACTCCAGAAGCTTGATGATGCAGGCGACCTGAACATCTCAATGTTCCTCAAAGAGTTCCTTGCGCTGCCGAAGGTCGCATCTTCAACGGGTCGTGATGACCTGTGCAAGATTGGATTCAGAACTAAAGATTTGCGCAATGCGCTACGCAAGAAGGGATTTGTACCTTCTTATGATAACGTCGCCGCGCTGATGGCTTCCATGGAGGAAGCTGAAGCAATGGACAAGGTGCGCGGCTATTTCCTGAATACAGGCTACACAATGTATGAGTGGCACACCAAAGGATTGACTGTCGCCGACTTCATCTATTCATTAGAGCAGAAGTATGTACGCAATATGCAGGCCACAGGATAATTATCATCAAAATATTTGCTTTTCTGACGAGGTGATATTATGATTAATTTAGACAGGATTGAGTTAGCACTTAGTACCTTAATCAAATATTACCAGTTTGCTTTTAAGGCTAGTTTGTTTGGCTTGTTCAATCCTCATCAAGCAACAAAGGCGCGAAGCAATGCCAACCGCCTGCGCTGCACTGGTATAGTCATCCACGACCGGATATTGACAGAGGGTAGATTCAGCCATGAATACACAAGGGAGAATAACAAAGCAACGTAGGGCTTTACAAGTCCTCATCTACTACCTGACACGCCTTTATCCAACGGCGCACGAGCAGAATCCATCAACGGGTCACCTGTTTAAGCGCCGTAACCTTTCGTTGAAAACATTCGCTTTAATCCAATACGACCGCTACCTGGACGGGCGCTACTGCGGCCCGAAGGACTCACTATGATTACTACATACAAAGTATTCTTTGTCAAATGCACATCATCAATTGATGACCAGTTTACTGCTGGAAAGAATTATCCCGTGATTTCTGAGTCAAGGTTAGATATAATCTTGAACGATCATGAAATATATGAGCCGATGCCAGCAACTGCGTTTGATGTTATCGGTCACGTTCGGATTAAGACGAATGTTGAAACGATGCATGACCCGTTGTTCAAGAAGCAAATTAAGAATGCCATGCAAGACTTTTGCGCGGCAATGTTTAAATACTATAAGTGAGTTGAAGATGAGCAAGAAAACTCTTAAGGTTGGCGACCGTATCCGTTGGGTGTCAGGACAAAATATGCGCGCAGGCACCATCCTTGAGCTTGATCAGTACCTTACCGATTCGCGCGGTCGCAATCATTACCGTGTTCGAATCGATACGGTAAAAGAAGATGACAAGTCACTTGTTGGTGAAGTGGTCATCGTTACTCCACGTCAAATTAAGGCGGCTTGTGAAGTATGAATAAATTTCAGTTCAACGATAACAAGATTAGTAAAGCGGACGCAATCAAGCAGCTTCGTCGCGTACTTGAAGCCAGCGGCCATACGAAAGAGCGTGCACGCGTCTTAGCCAAAGAACATTATAAACGTTTTGTGTCAAAAACCAGAGGTTAATTATGATCATCCATCGCCCTTTAATGTTAAGTAAATCAGAAGCCGCAATTATTTTAGCGGCAGCAAGTCAATGTAACGTCCCAATTTCATTAAGGATGAAAATAAATAAATTTATCGACAACGAGTTTGCAAATGTTGAGTCATTCGATATTGTACCGCCAACCAAAAGGCATGTTGAAAGACTTGTACACCATCAATCACGTTGCGTAAGAGTTCCTATTCAAACTTATGCTGATAAAAAGCCGCGCCTTAAGCCAATTGACATATTTGACATAAAGAACGGCGATTCAATCATAAGCAAGGACGCGGAAGATGGCGCAATTCCTGTCAATGGACGAGTTATTTACGTGTCGCATGACGCTGACCAGACTTTAATTCAATGGGTAAGTTTTGATAAAACTAGCGGCGGAAAGTATCGCTACTATGGCGACGAGCGATTCACCACTAAATTTTATAAGGTACTCGACCAT